GTTCATTCGTTTTAACGATTTACCACTTGCAATCTCATTTAAACAAACTATCTTGCAGGTGTCAATATCTTGTTGACGAAGGGCAAGACCATATTCCTTAGCACATAAAAGCCAAGTATAACAATAGTCACCTTGATTTGCCTTTGGTAACCACTCAGATGGGCCTTTTGCACCCTTACTTCTGTTTTCCTTATTTAATACTGAAACGCCAACATTCTCATCCTGTGCAAATTTATTCTTCTGTTCCTTTGTCCAATTAAGGTCTGAGTACCTATGTAGATACATTAACGGACAAATATGGTCGAAGTCTAAAATTTTAATATCAGTAATTTCTTTATCTGTATAGGGGTCTTTATAAACAAATGGGTCTTTACTAATAAGGTATTGAGAAGTATAAGTGTCATATTTAACTCTACTTACCTTTTCTCCATCTAATGTAAACTTCTTAGCAGGCTTTTCCCAATCATCACGATTATACTTTTCCTTATTTTCGTGAGTGGATACCTTAATACTATCTACTAAACTTAATATGTCTTCCTTTGTTACTTTAGGTGTATTATCTTGTTCAGTAGATTGTTTAGTATCTTCTTCTTTTTGTTCTTCCTGCTTTGGCTCTTCTTGTTTTTGTTGTTCTTGCGTTGTAGTATCTGTTTCACTTGGAACAGTTGGTGGTTGTTCTTCTGGAACAAGTCCTAATTTATTAAATAATGGGTCAAACACTTCAACTGGATTCTTTGTATCAACCTCATTACCAAAAGAACTAGGGGTGTACCCACCAACTTTTAATAAGCCAACAAGTACTAAACAAATAACTAATATTCCTAATAATTTTTTAGCCATTAATCCTTGCTTTCCAGTTGGAGTATTACTTTACCAAGTAAAGTTGGTTGTACTTCGATATTAGTAATCTTATGTACTCCATCATCCGTAACTACTTCATCTCCAACTTTTAGTAGTTCGACAAATTTCCATTCCCCAGTTGATACTTCTACTTCCTCACACTTTTCAAATGTTAGGTCATCAACTTCTCTGTAATCTATACCACCATAGAACATTGGTCTAATCATCTTATCGTGGGAAGGGATGTTCTGCAAATTCATTTAGTGGACTATATCATCAATGCCTACTTGCACAATAGCACAAGTCAAGCATTGTTCAGCGTTTCGGTTTCCCTACTCTATTTAATCAGATAGTCTCTTCGCATTGCACATTTTTCTTTGAATTTGATGTAACTTCGAGTGTGCCTCGACTGTTAGTAGACATAAATTAGAAATATCATTGTTTGTTTTATTACCATCAATATGGTGTACACAGAACCCTTTTGGGATTTCTGTAATACCTAAGTGTTCACACATCACAACACTATGTAAAAACACATGTTTACTACCTTTTCTGCCAGTATACCAGTCTGGCTTTAAGATAATTAAGTAACCTTTCCCATCTGATACAGCACCGATATAGTTATGATGTTCTTCCCCACGTACACCAAACATTGGGTTTTTATCCCCTAATTTACTATTTCTATATAGTAAGTGTTTTCGTTGGTCTATCTCAAATTGAGAGAAGTTTTCCTCTATAACATCTAACACTGTTCTATATCTGAGGTGAACTTCTTCTCTAATATCACGTAATGACATTGAGGTTGTCTTAAACAAAGTACAGATTATCTGCTTTTGTTCCTCAGATACCTTTTCTACTGGTAACTTATCTGGTAAACACTGTTTTATATTATTCTCACGAATAACTTTATTTAATGTGTCTATTTTAATTGTAAATCTGTTACACGTTTCTTTCTTTGTATGCCCAGATTCTAAAAATTTTCTAATTTCTTCTATTCCATCTTTATCAAAAATAATTTTCTTCATAACATGTATCTCCTAATAGATAGATTTATGTGTACCTTAGTTCAGGATTGTTTGAATTAAAGTTCCCCTGAGTTAACTGAATTTATAGACCCCAATTCACAGTTTTGTAGTCTAGGGTCTGACGAACTATAGCGGCCAGTCGCAGTGCCGGTAGCATTAAACGAACAATGTATCTTACCATCTTTCTGTCGTACTTCAGGTAGTTTCTTGATATACGTGTTTAATAACTTTGATGCCCCCCGATATGCTAGTAACGCATTAGTAAATGGGATATTTATTTTTTCTAAAACCTCTTCCCCAACTTTTCTTCCATCAATCGGTTTTATCTTCATAATATCATACAAAACAATTGCAACCTGTTTTGGAGAAGATAGATTAACGGGATTATCTAGTTGTTCATGTGTCAAACATTGTTCTTTATATGGAAGTAGTTCTGTATAACATTCCTCTAACGCTTTTTCTAGTTTTTCCTCATACTTAGGAATAATAGATTCTGTATAAGGCATATCTAAATATACCCCAGTCTCTTCCATATTGATAGTAGCATCTAATACAGCCATTTCGATGTTTCTGAATACATAATAAAGATTCCTGAAATCCTCTCTTGGGTGGTCTACACGTAGGAATTTTGCTTGGAATTGTTGTAACTCTCTAGTGTCAATAGCATCGTGAGCCGCATACATATAACCGACCTCAATCGGAACATATTGGAAGCCTATCTTATTGAATAAGTCTCCGAATGTTGCCTCATCTTGTTTAGAAACATATTTTCCATGTAAATCCTTTAGTTTGTGAGATTCATTCTCATTTAAGATGTATCCACCTATCTGAGTATCCCACCAACACTTCAATCTAACACCGAATGTGCGTAATATCTTTCGAATATCGAAATCTGCGTGGTGCATTATGATATTTGCTGTTATCCTAGAAAGTGCTTGAATGATTGTTTCCTTAGATAACTGATTTTCTACTAATTCTCCTGTAAAATAATCAATATGTCTATAAGGACAATAACAGGCTTTTTCACCATCTACATACAAACACAAACCAACTACAGTATCAGTAAACTCTAAACCTGTTGTTTCAGTATCAATAGAGATATAACCACACTTATTACCAAGTTCAATGTATTCTAATAACTCTTCTTCATCTCGTATGATTCTATAATCGTCTGGATTGTATAATCTGGCACTTTCTGTTCGAGCAAATTCGACCTTTTCTAAGAAACTTTTTGCCTTTTTTTCTTCTTTGGTAAGTTTCTTAGGTTTTTTGAGTTCGTCTAATGTTTGTAAGACTAACTCTGTATTATCTCGTCTTTGTAATCCCATTTTACTCCCTTTCTCATAGCAATTATAGCACAACTCATAAAATTTGTAAATACATAAAGGGAGTTCATTTTTATAAACCCCCTAAATCATTAAATACTAATATGTCCAATAGGAGAGATATACGTCATTACCAGATGCTGAGGTGCAGGTATACATACACACAGGACCTGCTGGATTCTGTGTATAGTACTCACCAGTTGATTTTGTTACAGTTCCATAGTTGTGAGCATTCCAGTCCTCTGATACTTTATATAGTGTAACAACACTTCCATCTGGTTTATACCATGTTGCAGTAGTTGCCCACTCAATTGCTGTGAAACCCATATAGTTATGTGCACCAAAAATCATTGGATAACCCTCACCTACCCAACAATCTCCTCTATCTACAATATCTTGGAATCCTCTACTCTCTAATGCCCAAGAATATCCACCTACATATAATCTACCCCAGTTTCCCATTGTCATAGCAGGCGCTTGATAACTTGGTTGAGAATATGTATCATAAGATGTATTGTTAGCATAAGATGTTGAATAAGAAGTTGTATTAGATACATAGGCTTTTTGAGATTCTTGTGCAAGTCTTTCTTGTTCTAATCTCTCCTGTTCTAATCTTTCCTGTTCAATTCTATCTTCTGCTTCTTTGATTGTTGTAGCCATATCAACTACATTTGAACACAGTTGTTCACTACCACTTACTTGTTCAATAGTTGGCACAGCAGTAGAAACACCTAACTCAACTAAGTTAAGTGTTCTATCTAACTGTTGGATTGGTAGGTTAGGCAATAAAGCCAAAATAAAACTTAATAGTACATTCATTGTTGTTTTTAATATTCCTTTAATTCTTAATTATTAAATCTTGAAGGTAATTTTCTTTTTACCTTCTTCCTTACTTACTTCATCTGTTTTAATCGTGAAGATTTTCTTTTCTTCTTCGCTATTTTCTTCTCGTATATCTGGAACAATTTCTTCTTTAATTATACTAGGTTCTTTTGTATTCTTAGAAACAGCAAAAGTGTCTGTAAATTGTTTCTTCTTACGTGAAGGAGTCTTAGGCTCTCTACCATATCCATAAAAACCAAATTCATCCTCTGGTTCTTCTTCAACTTCTTGGATATATTCATTTGGAACTTGTTCTACAAAGCCCTCAAAACATTCTTTAGGAACTTCTGCATTTTCGTCTCCGAACTTCTGTTCCTTAAAGATTTTGTTGTTGTATGTATCTAGTCTATCTTCATCAAACACAAAATCTCTTGCTTGCTTGAAAAAGAAAAACTGTGTTTCATAAAACTCATTACCAGACATACAGAACCCACGGCCCTTTATCTGTGGCTTACTCCTATTACTTATATCTTTATCGAATAATCTAGCTGATGCACCATCATCAAAACCACCTACGATGATTCTTTGTTGGATATTATTCATCTGGTCACTGTTTATAGTACCTTGAGTTATGCTTTGTGCGGCGATACAAACATGTACACCTGCGGCACGACCTAAACGTAATATCTGACCAAGTGCTGTTTTAATGTCATCAAGTGCCCTGTAATCATCACTACTCATTAAGGCGTTCATTTCATCTATAAGTAGAATCATTGCCTTAACCTTAAATTCACCAGTAGTTTTCTTAATGTCTCCATCTTTGATATAACTATTATAACCACGATATTCAACTAACTTAGGATTTCTTAACTCATTGTTCTTTAAACCATTGTAAATATCCTCAATAGTCATAAATGTTTGACATCTTCCGTCAGGATGCATCTTTGCCATCTTTTCGTAGTTCCTATCAGTCTTATCTAAGTCCTGCCAAACACAGAATATCTCATCAAACTGATATTCTCTACCAAATAATGTATAGTAGTTTACTGTTAGGTTTCTGATATTGTACACATTGTTTACACCTGCAGTAGCCATAAACTTATATCGTTTATCCATGAGTTGATAAAAGGCGACAAAGGCATCTCGTGCCTCATCTACCTCTAACGCTACACCAACAACACCTTTTACACCTTGTAGTAAGTTAAATTCCACCTTTTTCATATCAACACCAATCATCATGATATTGTCAGAAAAGTGTGAAATATGAGAAACGATACCATTCTCTGTAACAGACTTACCTCCACCTGTACCACCACAAATAACTAGAGAAGTAGATGGCAGAGTATTTAACAGTTTATCATCTTTAATATTATCGTTTAACTTCCAAGTTAACGGTGCAACTTTTAAAGTAGTATTGTTTACAGAAAGACCTAAATAAATATTATTCCAGTCTTTTCTACTCTCATCGAACTTATAAGGTGCAACAGTTGGCACAGGTTGTTTTGGTGTAACAACTACTTCAATATATCCTAGGTCAATATATGTATTAATATAGAAATAAGAGAAGTGGTCTGATAAGTCTGACATTGTACTAACAAAATCTCTCTTATCTACCTCTTTACCGGTTCTACTAAACTCAATAAACAGTCTATTATGCGTATAGAATATAACCTGTGTACCTAAGTACTTGTTAGCAATCTCTAACACCCAATCATCAAACCCACACTTGCGTAAGAATAAAAGATGTAATATTCCCCATAATAAAAAGGCAACCCCACAAATGCAGAGTGCCCCAAGTTCAATATATAAATAGTAGATACTGCTAGAAATATCTGGTAGTTTATTGGATATGCTAATCCCGAATAGAATGGCAAATATAATCAGGAACGCAATTCCTGTACCAATCATTACCTTAACAAACCTACTAATTGTCAAGTGTTTAGGTAATATACCTGTTAAAACTTGTTCTTCCTTACCATTTTGCATTAAATAAACTCCTTACTTAACGTTTCTGTGTCATACACTAACCTAACTGCAAAAGATGGTGGTAGTGGAGTACCATCAAAATCATAGTTATCCACTTCTACCATAAGAACATCTAACCCTCTGAAATACTTATCAAAGAACTTATCAGTAATAGTAACTTCTGCATTTTTAATTAGATTTCTCTGTAGTACACTACTAACTAAGGTTTCTAACATTTCAACTGTTACAATTTCCTTATTCATATATGCACGTGTATCTTCTTTTATCTTCTTATTTAATCTCTCTAATGTTAATTCTACATCACCAGAGATAATTAAATTCAAAAAATCATCTCTCATATCATACCTCACTTTTTGGAACATACATTTTTCCAAACGTACTTGCCGCCCTTGCTACTTCGGCATAAGAGTTTTCATTAAACTCATAAGACCTAACGATGTTGGAACTAACAGATACTCTACTACCATATTTACTTGGCACATCAACTACAAAAATAGTATCGAAGTATTTCTTTACAAATTGATTGTCTATAATAACCTGTGTACCTGTATAACTATAAAAATCTAAGGATTCTAATACAAAATCTACTACATCATTTGCAGTAACATAGTATTTACTTAAAGAACCCTTTTTATTACCATGGAATCTATCATCGTTCAAAGCATTTAGTAACTCTTCGGAAACATAGAAAAATATCTCACTATCCCTCAGTCCTGCGTTGGGATTTTTGTATTTAACCATTCTTCTAACTCTAATCATCACGCTCTATATCTCCATCAAGAGGGTCAATTGGATAGACTTCAAATTCTTCCCAATTTATATATTTAGCAATATCAACCGATTCTAAAATCTTAGTGAATTTAGCAGTATTTAATTCACCATTCTCAGAGAACTTTAAATTGCCACTAGATGCAACATTACCAACAAATCTTGCTCTTAAATCAAATACAACTGTAATATTTTTTCTCTCAATTCTTACCTGTACAGTATCAGCTTCTAAATCACTACAATTGGTTGATTCTATAATCGCCTCAACAACTGCATCTCCAATTGTAAATAACTTATCTTCACTGTACTCTGATAGTGTACCTACAGAAAGAACTACAGAATTATCACGAGTTACTACCTTTGATACATATTTACCACTTCTACCCTTGGAAAATAACATTTATTCTCACCTCTCTTATACTATATCACAATAAAATTGTCATTTCAACTCATTTATTATGAAAATAAAAAGAAGGGAGATTGTTACTCTCCCTTTTCTTTCTTCTTGTAAATCACGTAACCAATACCAGCGATTGCAGAAGTTGCAAGAATACCAATTGCAATAGGTGCTACTAGAGAACCATTAGAAGTTTCTTCCTTAGCCTCTTCTACCTTAGCATTTTCTTCCTTAACTTCATTCTTCTTTTCTTCGTTTGGATTACCGATTTCTTTATCAATCTTAGGCTGTTCTACAGGTTTCTTTTCGTCTTTCTTTTCTTCCTTCTTAGAAGTTGTTTCAGACTTGTCGATTGCAATATTCTTCTTAGAATTATTTACAACAACACCTGTTTCAATAGCCTTTTGACGAGCAATATACTCATCGTGTGCTTTCTTAGCACTGTCTAACTTAGCCAATAGGTCATTTAACTTGTTAGTTTCTGTTTCTAATGTAGCCTTAGCACTATCTAACTCTGCTAATGCCTTATTTGCCACAATATTTGCATTATTTAATTCTTCTAATGCAGTTGCATATCCTGCCTTAGCATCTTCTAACATTGCCTTAGCTTGTGCTAATGCTGGGCCTGTCTTAGTAGGGTCTAACTTGTCAAATGTTTCCTTAGCCTGTGCTAACTCTGCTTTCTTAGCATCTAATACCTTTTGTGCATCTGCTACCTTAGCAAGAGCAGTATCATAAGCAGATTGCTTTGTTGCAGTTAATGCCTTAGCCTGTTCTAATGCCTGTGCCTTTGTTGCAGTTAAAGCAGTAGCGATATTATAATCACTTGTAGCAGAATTTAACTTATCTGTAGCCTTAGTTAATTCTTCTCCTGTCTTGTCAGCAACTGCTTGTAGGTTAGCAACCTTAGCAGTTAAATCTTCTACCTTCTTAGTAGCCTGTGCAACTGCCTCATCAAAGTTATCTAACTTAGATTGTAAGTCAGACTTATTCTTTTCTAAATCTTCTAACTTCTTAACTTCTACTGCTAATTCACTCTTAGCTTGTTCTAATGCTTGGTCAGCAGTAGCCTTTTCAGCCTTAGCACTTTCGACCTTAGCATCTTGTGCTTGTGCATCTGCAATAGCCTTTTCTAACTTAGTCTGAGCATCAGCAGTTGCCTGTAATGCGTTCTGTAAGTCTGTTAAAGCATTATTTGCTTCTGTTGTCTTTACTTCAACCTGTTTATCTAACTCAGTAGATTGTGCTTCAAGACTTGCTAATTCATTCTTAGCATTTGCTAATTCAGCTCTAGCATTTGTTAATGCACTACCATCACCTTCAAGAGCTACTTCATATTCTGCCTTAGCCTTATCGTATGCTTTTTGTGCCTCTGCCTTTGCAGTTTCAATCTCATTCTTATATGCAATTAAGTTATCTAAGTATGTCTGTGCATCAATTGCATTTTGTGTTGTTTCAAATGTAAAGTTTTGAATTGTTACTAAGCCATAACGAGTCCCAACAACATCTTGCAATGCACCTGCTACTGTATATCCACGATTTACAATATTTGTATAGTGACCATACTGACGGTCTAATGGGCTACGGCCATTAAATTCTTGCTTATATGCCTCCTTATATTCAGCATCAGATAAATCCTTATGTTCATAAGCAAATTTCTCTGTTGTGTATAACCAGAATAATGAAGCATCTACACCCTTAGAACCAAATGCTAAGTTTTCAGCAACTGTATAAATCTTACTGTGTGGGTTTGCCTTTGGATTTTCTTTCCAAATAGCCTCTGTTGCCGCACTACGAGCCGCCGCAGTAGCCATTAAGTAGTCATCTACCTTTAAGTCTGCTAAACCTGTAAAGTTACTATCAGATTGACGTAACTTATTTGTAGCAATAATGTTCTTAACACCCTCAATAGCATTGTCTAAGTTTGTACGAGAATTTCTATTTGTTGAATCCTCTGTATTCATAAATGGGTCATTCTTATGGTCATTGATAACCTGAACAGCCTTGTCAGAGTTATTCTTTTCAAACCAACCTAATGTACCCTTCTTAATTGCTTGGTCAGCCTTATCTAATACTTTCTTAGCTTCATTCATTGTCTTTTCTAATTCAGTAGTCAATGAACCATTTTCTGCATCCTTAACCTTTTGTTCAAGTTCTGCAACCTTAGAAGTCTGTGTCGCAACCTGTTGTTTCTTATCAGATGCGCTCTTCTTTGCTAATTCTAATGCTTCATCAGCACTCTTCTTAGCATTTTCTTTCTCAACCTTATTAGCCTCTGCATTTGCCTTTTCTGTTTCAGCAGTAGCCTTAACAGTATCTAATTCATTCTTCTTAGCAGTTTCTGTTTCTACCTTAGCATTAGCAGTATCTACTTCTCCCTGCTTAGCAGTAACATTCTGTTCCTTTTGAACCTTAACGGGCTTACCTGTTTCAATCTGAGAAGTAATATTATCAATTTCTGACTGTAAGTTCTGCTTTGCATTTGCATCGTTTAACTTAGCCTTTTCTGCTTCTGCACTCTTTAATTCTTCTTTACCACTAGCAAGGTTAGTGTCAGCAGTATTCTTAGCAGTTTCTGCATCTGTCTTTTCTTGTGCGGCAGTATCTACAAGTGCTTTCTTAGCATCCTCATCAGCCTTAACTGTATCGTAATCAGACTGAGCAGTTGCTTGCTTTTCGATAGCATCATCTAATACTACCTTAACTTCATTTGACTTACCAGTTTCTTCATCAACCTTAGTCTGTAATTCAGCACTCTCTGCTTCCTTAGTTTCAATGTCTTTCTTACCTGCTTCACGGTCATAAGCATTTGCTTGCTTATCTAATTCTGTGTGTTCAGCAACAGAAGTTTCCATATTATCAACTGTAGCCTTTGCAGTTTGTTCCTTTTCTTGTGCTACCTGTTGATTAGCTACAGCAGTATTAGCCTCTACTTGTGCCTTATCAACATTTGCTTGTGCAGTTGTAACTACTGGCTTTTGAGCCTCTACAGCCTGTTCAGCTTGTTTTTGGGCATCTTCTGTTTCTTCTGCAAATACTGGTGTAGAAATAACTGATGTCGCAGATACACCTGCTAATGTTGCTAATGTAACTTTCGTTAATTTATTCATTTAATCTGTTTTTCTCACTTTCTGTTGGTATATTTTACCCAACCTATGTACTTATCATATCACAAATTCCATACGTTTGTCAATACTTAAATTACTCTTTTGTGTTATCAATAATCAAATCATATTGAGTATAAGAAGAATCTAATGTACTCTGTCTGATATTTTCCCCAGTTACACTGTAATAATAGTCATTTATAGTAGAGATAATATCTTCTTCTTTATCTTCTCGATTGACCTGAATTACTATAAAATGTTCTTCACCATTACAATACAAGGAAATCTCAATACAAAATTCACCTTCATATACAGACAAAACAACCACTTTGTCTAATAAACATAGGTCTTGGTCATAAGAATCATATAATTGCATTGGTACAATTCTTGTTTCTGTATATGCAGATTGCATCATCATTGAATTATATGTATCAGGCTTGAAATAATTTTTAAAACGTGCAACTTTACTTGCATTGAAATAAATCATTGTCATAAGTGATTACCAAACCTTTCTCCACTTTCCCAATATACTCCTTCTTCCTCATCAAAGTCGTATTCATCATGAGGACTACCTTTTTCTGCGTAAGTATTAACAAACTCAATAAACTGTTCTCTTGAAAACCTATCTGAACCTAAAATATCGTGAAAAGCATCTGCAAATGTATTATCCACACTCTTTAACTTATACTTATTGGAATCTCCAATCTGCTTACAGTACATATCTAATAATTTACACTCTGGTTCTTCTACTACATTATCCTTAACTATCATGATTTCATCATCAAATGAATAATTACAAGTCAATTTACCAGATAATTCAAGTTTTGCACCATTTGATAGATTGTTTGACTGCTTAATCTGATATAGTATATTTGTTATTGCTTTTCTACTACTCTCTGCATATGTTGTGTAAGTCTTGTTTGTAGCAAAGATGAATCCAAACTTCTTAACTGTACCGTTAAATATAAATCTAATCTTTATCATTGTTTAATTTATCCAAAGGGTTACTCGATAACATGTGTAATGGGTAGTTTGGTACAATATGTACGAATCCACTATTATTATTCTTATCTATCATAAATACATCACCTGCTACAAACTTCGAAGATACCATCCCTACGATAGCCTCTCTATCAATCGGATTATCTCCTAACTGTGTTGTATCAAATTTAGACAAGAATAAACCTGTCTCTTCCATGGAACTCTTGAAGATAAACTTAGTTGCCATGTGGTTGGCAATTCCCTTAGGGAAATGACTTGTACCTTGACTAGCAAGGATTGTTGCAAATCCTAAACTTCTACCAATTACCAGGAATCTATCAATAATAGCAGACATTGCCTTATTACCAAATAATAAGTGTGCTTCATCACAGCAGAATATTGTTGGAATCTTATTAGTAGAAGATAATATCTCCAATAACTTAGAAGATAATAGATACACAATAGCACTTGTAAATCTTTGAGTAGCAGTATAGTTTTCGACACTAACTGTTTGGTCTGGTAAATCCATACCATGTAAAGAAATTACAAAACTATCAGTTAAACTTAATTCCAATGGTTCTACATTCTCTTCTCTTGTAAATAAAAGTTTACCATATTTACTATCGGACACTGACTTTAATCTTGACCCCAAGTTAGATGCAAAACTATTATCACGTGAGAATAAGTACTCTGCAACATCTTGCATATCAACATAGTTCCCATCTCTCTTAAATCTAGTTACAAAGTCTTGAATAATTGGAGTAACTGCTCTTTCCTCATCTGTAGAAAGTTTACCACAAATCAACTCAATAATAGAAAGAATGACAGACGTATCTATGTTTTTTAAGAATGTAAACGGATTTAATGCTCCCTCACGAATATTATTTATATCTACAATCTTTACATTAGGATAGATATTATGTATTTTTATCAAGTCATTCTTAGGGTCAATCACTAGTACCCTCTGTCTTAAACTCAATGCATTTGCCAATGTGCTTAAAAGGAATACTGACTTACCGGAACTACTTGCCCCGACTACAATTGTACCTGCAGGATTATTTGTCCAGATTGAACTCATTGGTTGCCATCTAATTGTTCCCATATATTCTTTCCTTTCTTACAAAACAAAAAAAGATATGCTATTGCATACCATTAATTTACTCGCACAAAATGAATTGTTGAATCATTCTGAACTAACTGTAATTCACCATCAACCATCTTAAAGGAGAATTTACCTGTTTCTAATTGATATGTACCATCTTCCTTTAATTGATAACCTGTCGTACCTGATGGATTACCATTTACTGTCATACTAACATCTTTATCTGTAAACTCAAATCCTAATAGAATCTGGTTATACTGCTCTTCACTAAAAATCTTCTTTAAATCTTCTAATGAATACTTATTTCCTTTTGCAGTAACATAGGATACTTCCCACTTACCTACAATAGAGTTATTTACCTCTTCTGTAGTCTTTTCTTCTACTGGTTCACTCTTTGGTTGTTCCACCTTCTTCGGACTACAAGCACTCATTCCTAAAATCATTGTTGCACAAAATACTGTTTTTACTAACTTATTCACTTAATTACTTTTCCTCTCTCTGTACGAAACTAGATGCATACTTTCTTTCTGACTTTTCCTAGTTCAACTACACTATTGTCATTTTGGTCTACAAAGTAAAAAATATCGTCAATTGATATTAAATCGCCATAACAAATATCAGTTTTCCACTCATCATCTTTATAGCTACTTACTTCGTTAAAAATATCATTAAAACCATATCCTACATCACTAAATATAAATTCTTTAAACTTAGTGGTGTATTTTAACATCCTTGCTAAATCCCAATCAAATTTTCGCATTGTTTCATAGTAGTCGCCAGACCAATATCCGATGATACCATCATAGTCCATCTTTTCATGGTCTGGCTTATATACTACTACATGTCTGCCTATCTCATTAGAGAATAACATTACTTATTTTCTTCTGATTCTGCGTTACTTGTTGCCTTTGAAAGGGAATCTGTTGCCTTAACAACCATCTTGTCAGCCTTACTAAATAAGCCTAACTTTTCAAACCAACGAGAAATAAAATTTCCCAATACACATCCAATTGCTGATGTAATAATTAAACGTAAATATACCATATTTTTCTATATCTCCTCTTTTTCTTCTTCTTTTGGTTCTTCCTGTAAGGATAGTACGAATTTTATAAATTCATCTCTATCCATTACCTTTACTTCATTCAATACTTCTTTTAATTCTTTTTCCTTACTCATGTTTGTATTCCTCATTTGCTAGACCATGTTTACGATACCAACGTAAAATCCGTTCATTAATTTCAATCAATTCTTCTAACTGTCTAACCGAGAACTTTACATCAGGCTCATATTTTGCAGCATAACTAAGACTGTTGTACACTTTTGAGTTTTGTTCAATATCATCTAACACTCTCAACAATTCTTTTCTTGATTGAAGTTTTGATTGAGTAATGTTATCTTTAATGAAGTTTACAACTATGAATATTCTATGCACTTCAGGATATGATTGAGTACAGTCAAATGCAATCTGTTTTAAAATAAGCTCCACTGATTGCTCGAACATGTAGCCAATGCATAGCAACAAATCCTTATCTGACTTTAACCTATCCTTACTATACTTATCATACTGTGCAATCCCCATTTCGTAAAAATAGGTAGACCGTGCTTCCAACATTAACATGTATCAGTCACCTATTTTACCAAGTTCTTCTTCTACAACTCTCTTCACAGTACTGTCCCACTTCTTCTTCATCTCAGATAAGAATAGTTCTACTCTATCAATATCCTTTGTATAGAACGTCTGAGGTTCTGCATACATTGAATATAGTGTACAGTCGTACTCGCCCGTATTGTATAGAACTTCAACCTCAAACTGTCCGAGAGATACAACCTTTTGATAGTCTAAAATTATATCTCCTTCAACCTTTGAGTTCTCAATATCACTGAGTTCTCCAACTGTTTTCTCTAAGAAATCATTACAAACCCTAGTTAGAGCTGCTACAACATAAAATTGATTTTGAACAACGTTACATGCCTTTTCACGTGATATTGTTTCCTCATGAATAACTATGTTATCAATCGCTCTCCAGTTTACCACTTCAACTCTAGTTTTTACTGTTCCATCTCCTAATACAGTCATATACATCACTATATCTACCATACAACCACTAAACAGCTTTAAGACGTATAGTCCATCTTTAAGACTAGAAAATCTTCCTACCCCAAGTAACTCATCTAAATAAGCTTCTGTATTCATTTTATCTATCATTATTTTATACCTCATTGATATTAAATACTATATCAGACACTTGTTTTAGGAATACCTTATGCTTTTTATCAAGTATCTCGCATAGTTCTTCTTTGTTATAGTTATCAGCAGTTAATTCAGTTTCTAATTTATTAGTGTAAACAGCTAAGTACCAACTATCTCCATAACTATTGGCAGAACCAACTTCCACATTATAGATAATTAGATTAAACTCTTCTGTGTCAGTATCCTGTTCTAAAACATTTGAGGGTCTACTCACTCTGAACTCTTCAACAAATTCTTCTTTAGTCTTTTCACATAAATTAGCAACTTTCTTTGAAATTGCATCTATGTTTAATACTAACTTTTCAAAGTCCTTATAAACTAATGTTCTCTTATCTAAAGGTGTAATATATCCCTTGTAATCCTTAAAAAATAGTTCAGCTCGATAATGATTATTTTTCCACGGAGTAAAATATAAATACAATTCTCCGAAATTACTATCAATTACTGACAGAGAGAAAATTGTACGAACCTCTTCCAGCTTTGAATTTTCTAAAAGTTTTTCAATGTCCACTACGAAAACTCCTTACTCCTATTTTAAAATTTCCTCACCATTTAACATGTTATTGTAAAGTTGTGGATTAAATTCACCACTTTGTTCATGTGCAAAGAATATATCTTTGTCAGATGGAGTTGAAGTTAGTAAATAACAATAAGCACGGTTAGAATCAATATCATTTTCATATTGCTTTTTTAATGTAACAAATAAGTCAATATCACTCTCTTCTGTGCAACGGTCTGTAATTGTAGAACCAAACACCTTGATAGAAGAAAAGTATTCTCTTATCTTTTCATCATTTGCAATCTTTTCAATTTCTAATCGCTTAATGTCATTTATCATAACTAAATCATACCACAACTCTACATAAAAGTCAACATCAATATTACTCTAAATCTAAATCAAATTCTTTTTCTAAGTACTTAACAAAATCAATTAAATCATCTGTTGGTAAATAGTTTTCCAGCGCTGTAATTACATCTGCCTCTGAAATACCACAATCACAAATGATTGTATCTAATGCTTGTACTGCTTGTGCGTTTGTTTCAATCTTCATATTATTCTCCTCTAATCTAATTCAAGACTGTATTCAATATTATCTGTGAATCTAGTCTCTAATTCTCTTATGATAGCTTTTTCTAACTTGGAATCATTAATTCCTTCCCCATCTTCAAAGATTTCAACATCTTCCACATCAAAATCCCCTACATACTCACACTCTTGGTAATAAGACAATCTTAACTTAGATAAATTTAATTTGTATGTGGCAGTTAGGTATGCATTAAACGTAATATTTCTAACATTTCCATCTGCATTTAATGGACAACTATCATAAGAAGAAAAGTCCTCATCATCAATCTGAACTTCAACTGTTATTGTTAATTCATCCAATCCAGGGTCTACAGAAATATCTTTATAAGTTACATTTTTACCACCAACTAAGTTATTTGTAACCTCAATGTTTACTGGTAATTCAATCTTCACACTCTTAACTCCTCAATTTTCTTCAAATGTTGATTAATATGGAAACGAGCATCAATCATCTCGTTTAAGAATAAAATAAACTCATTTAAGTTATCTCTTGAAACAATAGAAGAATCAGAGAGAGATAATTCATGATTGAAAAACTCACATCTCCAAATTACTCGCATTTCTTCATCCCCATAATACTCATCTAATGATACCCTAACATCATCATTTACAAATTCAAAGTAGGTTTCAAAATCAGTTTCAACTAACTTATGTACACCATTACTTACTTTATTTGCAAACTCTTTGAATGTAAACTCACTCATTTATTACACCTCTCTCCAATCTTGTTCTTCTCTGTTATCAATTTCCACACTATTCTTTTCAAATTCATACTTAGATTTATCTCTATTTACAGTGATTTCAATTTCACCATCTAAATCTTCTAATTGACTATTACCAGAAAATTCAGAATCAATAGGAGAATAACCTAATTCATCAAGTCCTCTTTGCTGATAATACTCTTCTAAATCCTCAAACTTAGAGAAGTAATATCTAATAAATTCATTCTTACCACCACTCTGTACAATACCCATACCTGGATAAGTAGAATCAATCGTTGTTGCTAAATTGTTATCTAATGCTACTAAACTTGCTCCTGTTTCGGTTGCACGCCCACAGAACGCTCTAACACTTTATACCCTCAGTTTCCTGATATTTAAAAGGGAGTAGACTATACAATGGCAATATGCCCCAAGATTATAGTCGTTGAACGTCATTCTCAAATTAATGAGAAGTTTCGATGCGTTTGATTATCCAATCATAAACGATGTTACCATACCGAGTCCGTTACTACTCGCCACAAATATATCACTATATTTGCTTGGTTGTTTATGCTCTAAGGAACTTCCCGCAATTTACTTGGTTTTATGTGGTCTTAGAGAAACGTTAAACCACAGTTATGTGTATAGATGGGATTTCCACTATCTGTATAAATTAAGAATTGACTATCTGGTGAGTCTGTAGTAATACAAGCACATTCTATTTGTTCTACCAAAGAAACATCTAATAACTTAATGTTATCTTCATATCTACCGAAATGAATGTTATTTTCAATAAACCAATCCTTATTTCTGAATAAATCTTCTGACTCTGTAACATAAGAATAAGAATTATCTGATGTATGAACAGTCCATTGGTGTGTATCTGAACAGATTACATTACCGTTTGTAAAAGAAATAGAGTAAACTTTAGTTGGGGTATGAACAGGAGTTTTATCAACTACATCATAATATTGATTATCTGTACCTAATATCTTATCTCCAACTTGTATATCTCGAATACTAACTTTCACATGATTAGCAGTTTCTACTAATGTATCTAATGCTAATGGATTAGAACGTAAAATCGTAGGCACTACTGTACTGTTAGGCTTCTGCGTCGCTGATATAATGTGAATAGCAGAGCTTCTTCCTAACTGTGTTATAGAAGTAACTAAGTTGATAATTTCATCTTTTAATGTATCCTGTTCCTTTGCTTTTTGGTCTTTAATACCTGACTTTTGAGTGGCTTCAGCTAACTCATCAAGTACCGTTACCAACATTTTCATCTCATCTGAATAGATAAAATCAACACAGTTGTAATTGACTTCTATCCAATCTTTATCATTTAAGCATACTTCAATCACATCATGAGTATTTGTGTTCACTAATTCAACCAAGTCTTTAGCAGGTATAGTAGACTCTACCTTATTTGTTCTTACTTTAATAATATCATCTTCCCTATAATCTCTACCTGTTACATATACTAATCCTGATTTCTTAGTAGGTTTATAGTCCATAATATTCTTTAACTTTAATTCTGCTAATATTTGGTTTCTTTGGTACATTGCCAGTTTTGCAATTCTTAGCACTTCTACGGTTTCTTCTGTAGTATTTGCTACACCTACAATACCCTTCATATTCTTATAAGCAGAGAACTCTGTATACTTAGGGTCTATTAGAGATAGAGCAACCTCGTTTCTATGTGCAATACCACCATAGATAATGTTCTGTATTGCTACGGACTTACCTCCTCCAGTATTATAAGTAAATACTGCATCATAAGGATACTTCTTTCCACCAAAGAACATTCTCTTTTTATCACAGATTAAGAAAATATGTTCAGGAGATTCTACTGTAATACATCTTACATCTTCTTGTGAGATTTCTTCCTTTGATTCTAAGGTATAAACAGAGTTATTTCCAATGATTACATCTCCCTCTAACAAGAACTCACCATTGATTGGCTCTGTAGTATTACTATTTATATAGGTTGGAAAACGATGAACTTCGTCAGACTTAATCTTAATCTTTTTACCTTTATCACTCACAAAAGTCAATAGATACATTTTATTTGCTAAATGAATATCTAATACATCCACGACTTTAGTAGGTGTATTATTTCTATCAAATACATAATCTCCAACTTGAATAGTTCCCATTGTCTTATATCCCTTTGTTGTAGGAATAATAGTATCTAAACTAAGAGGTGCCCCACAGACAAGTCCTTGAGGTGCAGAAGGTAATTCCATATCGGCAGGAAGTGGGTTTCCCATCTCGTCTAAGAATTGGCTCTTACCTAATCTCTTTTTATCTACCTTATCAGGCAACCACCCAAATTCGCCTTTACCTGTAATACCTAATGAGAAGAATCTAGTAGGTCTTAACCAACTACCTTTCCACCTTGCCACAGTAGGTGGTTTATCATACCCTACAAAACTTATTTTTCGCTCTTCTAAGTGCAATTCATAGTTCCATGTATATGTAGACAAGAAGTTATTTAGTTGGTTTAGATACTCTGGTAAATACTTATCATCAAATGTAATAGGGTCTACTATTACATCAATTCTGTTAATTGTATTATACTTATGTTCCAAAGTAAAAGGTACATTATTGAAATCTACACCTTTACCCTTTTTATCCACTAGGTTATGTAGAATCTCATATATCTGAGTTATCTCTGCTCTAGTTTTCTCAATACGTTGTTTTCTTAGTGTTGTTAGTGTTAATGTAATAGACACACTCACTAATAGATAAACAAGCATTACCCAAATTGCATAGTTCATAATTAATGCATTAATAGACTGTAGTATAATTGCTACAATAAATAAGCCTATCAATAATAAACTATCTTGTTTTGAGTAATTAAAATTTTCTTCATTATCTGTTGTTACATCCATTGTTATGTTGGATATATACTGTGAAAGTGATACAGATAAGAAGTAAATTAATACATACATAAAATTTCCCTCCTACTTATTTTAGAACCACTTAATTTTAAATGTTAATTCTGGATTCCACTCCTTAAATGGTGCTAAGTACTCTTCTTCGCTAGTAAAATATTCTTCTTTACTATTTAGATTAAAGAAGATACCACTGTACTCAACCCCATAGAAATGATTGGATACTTCTGATTCTTTGCTATTAAATGCAACTTTGAATGGTACATCATTCCCATCTTTGTTCACTGCATAAACCTCAAAACCGTGTGCACCAGTTACATAATCAGTTAAATCCTCTAGCCACTGGGAGTGTAGTAAATGGTTTTCTGACTTTTTAATGTCTGATAAATTAAAACACTCTTTATATCCCTTTTTAAAGAACTCTAATACATCGCTTAATGTCATAATATCTCCTTAAATACACATGTAATCTTGTTGTATTACAAACTCATGTGCGGCAGTAATAAATCTAGTGTCAGTTGAATCAATAGAAAAATCATCGTAAGTATAAGTATCTACTGATAACTTAGGTGTAATAACAATATTACCAGATAAGAGTTCTTTTGTTCCCTTTACCTGACAACCAACTTTAAATATTAATCTTCCTTGCACTGTTGCTGACATATCTAATAGAATTGCATTATTCTCAACACTACAAAGATTATATGAAATCTCTAATTTTCTCATTTTCATTACCTCTTCAATAAATAAATAGCATAACTTTACCACTTGCTAGAAGCAGTGCCATTCTTCCCATACCAAAATTCCAAACGTTCTAAGGAAGTTGTCAGTCCACGTCTTGTCATAGAGTATTCCTCAACAACTCCTTCTTGACCGATTCTACAAACCCCTATACGAACAGTGTAGTCGGACTCCTGCCAGACAAAAATCTCTGCTTTATCCGTGTAGAATCTAGCCACTCCACCTTTATCATCTCTCCATTGAAGTTTAAAACTCGTAAGAATGGCTAACATTAATTCACAATACTCTTTACAAAAGAAATGTACTGTTATTTCACTCTTATTAAACATTCACACTCTCGATTTCCTGATAGATAGTTAAATTATTAACAAAGTTATCTGCAATCTCAAAATACTCTTGTTTCATATAACTAATACCTTCAAAAATAAAATCTTCTGTTGTATATTCTTCTTTAAGACTATCAAACCTTGTCTGAATATCAAATTCTAACTCTTTTCCCTTAGAATCTACTGCTTTAAGTGCAAAGTTTAATGTGCTGCCTCTTAATACAACATAGGTAATGTCAACTGTCTTAAATCCCTTTGCTACTCCCTTATATATAAACTGTATTGCCTTCATATATTATAAGCCTTTCCACTTTTTACCATAATTTACTACCAATATATTCCCTTTAAACTACCTTGTGTGTCGATTTCTTAAAACGTGAAATCTCCACAGAAAAGATTTCGATAAAAAACACTCTCAATCTTTTCAGGATTCTATTATTAATCTAATTGATTTGTTTCACTTATTAACACCATCACTCACATTTCATGACCTAACGGTAAAATGTTCGTTTAAACACAAGTAAATTATAGATTTACTAACCAAGTTATCCACAATATCACTGCGCTGATACTCCAACTTACGTTGGGTTCTTATGTACGTAGACTTTCAAATACACTCGAAAGCATATAAGGCTAATCTATTTCCATAAGACTTTCACTATCAATTACCCCAATGGATAAATTAGCGATAGCATTAGGCTCGTATCAAAACCCTTGTTTTATTTTACTACATTGTTAATACTTAGTTGTTTAAATTGCTATACTTCTTAAATTCTTTTGCCCTGTCAATCGTTCAACTTCTAAATTATGAAGTTGGTAAAAATTCCCAAACCTCTCGTTGCACTTGTTAATGTCAAAACTCTTTAAATCCTCTGCAACATTCATAATCAAAAACGCTGAATACATATCTCTTTGTACCCTTACCCCATTAAAATTGTTCCATCTTTGAGATAACTTTTTCTTATTGTATGTTCCATCAAAATGGTTAAACTGACTTGCTTTCGCATTCCACGTATCTATCTTAATTAAATGTTTTCCATAGTAAGATAACTTTCTATCTATAATTTCTAACAACATCGAAGGTGCTCTGTTAGCAATAGATTTGCCAAAACGTTTCTTTCGCTTAAATTTACCTCTATCATTCTTTTCTAGTTTCGTGGATTTCTTTGCAAGCCCTGAAAAGTTCATCTTTTCCACGTAAATAGTATCACCTAGCGAGATAATCTGGTTGGCTAAGCACTCGTGTTGATACTTCCTAACATCTGCCTGCTTACGGTACAACTCTTTCAACTCACTTTGGTATTTAAGGTGATGGTTTGATTTATTCCAGACCATTTTCTTATTTCCCTGTTTCTTAATAGTACCATCTTCGTTATAATTATTAGGATTGGTTGCTCTACGACTTCTGTCCATTTTTCTAAGTAATCTACGTTTTTCGTTTTCGATGTTCTGAACTTTGTCAGCAAGTTCTAAGATTTTTACATCCGTGGCAGAAGAATAAGCGATTGTAGAAGTTCCGATGTCAATTCCCACATCACCTTCTCCTATGTAGTGTTTTACTTCGCCCGTTTCGTTATCAACTTTGATGGGTGGAGTTCCCTTAAATATAATTTGAACATAGTATTTATACTTATCTCTTACAAATTTTCTGATAACTCTACAATAAGCAATTTCTGATTTTAAGGCTTGACTCTCATAATAATTGTTGTAGTTGATTACTACAGGCATTTTCAAGCCATTCCACATAATTATGTCATTCTTGAAACGAATGCCTGCTTCATTTGATTTTCCCTCTAATGAATTGAGAGACCCATATTTCTTGTAATGTACCTCTTCTCCGTTTCCAAAAAAGAGTTTTTCGTATGCCATCCATAGATTTGAAGCAATCTTCTGTGCAGTAAAAGAATCAATGTTCTCTGAAAAGTGATGTTGTAATTTCTGTACATCCTTATGAAATGAGTACTCTGACATGCCAAATTGTTTCCTTATTTCCTTAATCTGCTTCCATACAGACCTATCTTTTGTTTTATCACCAGATAATTGAGATAAGAGATTTCTGTATTTCTTTGTTTTAATCATCTCTTTATAGCGTTTCTGAGTTACATCAACCAACACATTGTAAATATTTCTACCAATTTCAAAACGCTTGTCTAAAATGTCCTCTTGGTATTTCTCTGTTTTGAGAGGAAATTGAACTACGAAATTTGTCACGGTATTCACCACCTTTCTAATTTTATCAACTGCGGTAACGAATGACAAGGAAAGAGAACTGACACAATATGCCTATCACAATCAAGTAATATAATTATATCAATTCTCTTAACTTATTTAATTCTCTGCGTCTAACGGAACGCATAAGTTCTTCAAACTATCATATTAACACTTAGAGACGTTATCCCTAATACATGTACCCTCAATCCACACCCAGAGAGTTAATACACATGCAAAATAAAAAGCATTGTTTCCAATGCATAAAGATTACTATTCTTTTTCTGTGGTTACCTATGAGATTTCTTTCAATCTCGCCTAGCAGTTTTTGATGTGAGTTGGCAGTCTTGTTTTTACGGACTGCACTGACGATGTTTCTCTAATATGATGAATGAGAGTTACACCGAGTCCTTTCTTTACCAACTGGGGAGACCAACCTACGAGTTCTACTTCCATACAGTAGAAACCTTGTTACAGGAAATAACAACCTATGCTCGCTTGTGCTATTTTACGGAAAATTGTTGCAATCTAAATTATTTGATACTCAACCCAACTAACTCTTATTGCAAACTTCATTATAGCAAATTTCACAATTTTTGTCAATAGGTAATTTATAAAATTTTGCACCAATTATTGTATAGTTTTGGGTGCAACCTAATCATCTAAATAGAAACACTCATTTTTATCTGAAAATTCACCCTCAAAATCAATCTCGTATGAATCTTCAATATACTCATCATCTGTTGCAAGAGACATATTTTCTACAAATCTAGCATCTTTTAATTTCTTAATTAAATCTTTTCTATCTTTAGCTTCTACAAATACGTGACCAAATACTCTATAGGTTACAGGTACTTTATACTCCATTTTATTCTCCTATTTTTCTTCCTTAACTGCCGACTTCTTCTTAGTTGATTTCTTAACTGGTTCTTTCTTTGCTAGTTCAGATTTATTCATTTCTTCAAAGCAAATATTTGCTAAGTATGTCCCTATAAATCCACCGATTATACTACCAATCATCTTATATTCTCCTTATCTAGTAAAAGAAAGGGAGAACTTAATCTCCCTAATCACACACTACATTGTCTAAATGTTTGTATCTATTACCAACATCTTGACTTCTTCCTTTATTTGTCTTAGGGTAGGAAGAAATATACCCACAAGTTCTATATGCATAAGACATCTTATCTGTATCCATATTACCACAACATGTACAAGTAGGTTGGAAACTTCCATCTTCTTGTTTTATCATGTGTACCGTGTTGTGCGAACCACACACTTCGCAAAACGAACTCTCTACGTTAAGTTCTATTGGAACTCTGCTATTAGATTCTCTATATTATCAATATCTGCTAATTTCCACAAAACTAAATAACTTATCTTGTTCTTCGTAGCAGTATTTAACTTATTGGCGTCTCGCACAGTCCAAGTTTCAATGGCTTTCCTATAAAACTTTGTGTTTTTGTTCTTCCACAAATTTAACTTATCTAAATCTTCTTTCTTACTAGGGTCAAAGAAATACCCACCATGTAACCAAGAACCGTTATACTCAATATATAAATCTAAAGAAGTGATATAGAAATCACAGTTAAATGGATATAACTCACTACAGTACTGTCTCTTTATATCATCAACAGAAAACATGCTTATCAATTTATTGTATAATAATTCTTCTGGCTTCGAACTGTTGAAAGTTTTATTTCTTCTCTTAGTGTCTAGCCCATGTTTAATTGATTCCTCTGTTACAGTCTTTGAATGTATCTCTTTAGATTGAAGTGGGAACTCTACACCATATCTGTTTCTATTTGTTTCCTTTATTTTATTTATAACAGCTTCAGAACTAGCAGGACTAGGCGAACCATACTTCTCCATATTTGTTTCAAATACCTTTTCCCTAACAGTCGTTCCACTACACAATCCCCATTCAGAACCATACTTTGCCAGATTTGTTTTCTTTGATTTTTCTGTTAGTTCTTCTCTGTGTTCTTTATTAAACTCAACAACTAAGTCATGCCCACACTCTTTGCACGGTGAGAAGTTATCAGTTGCAGTACTAACACTACATTTAATATGTTTATCATGTTTACTACAATAAAATTCACATATTGAGCTTTTCCCATTGGATAACTCTCCAAAGTCTACTACACTGATGTTCCGGTTTCTATTTAGCATATCTTGAATGCGTTTCAGCAATTCTTCTCTTGGTAATTTGTTTGCCTTAACAGGCACCCACTCAGTTTTATACTTATCTTGAAAGGTGTCTTGGGTCTTTTCTCGCCACTCTGAAGTCTTTGAGTAATCTGATACTCCATATCTCGCTAAACACGTTTTTATACTCTTTTTACGAGCGTTCTCTTTAGCACACTTCTTACATCCACAGTAGAAACTTCGGTCAATACTAGAGTATCTTGTTGTGTACTCACCATGTTCAGGGCATTCGCACAATATGGGAGAATTGTTAGAAACTACATCAGAATAGTCTAACAAACTATACTTTTTAAAGTATGTTCTCTTTCCAAAAGTGCTTAACACTTTTTCTTTGGTTATCTGTTGCTTCTTCACATATCCTCCCATAATTATTTTTATTCAGATATTACATTATCTAGATGCTTGAATCGGTCATTAATATCCCCTGCACGTTGTTGTGTGAAAGCATTAGTTGAAATATACCCACAAACACGAACTGCATAATTCATTTTTGTTCTATCGGTGTTACCACAATGAGAACATGTTGGTACATAATTACCCATAGTTCCCTCTAAATGAATAGTGTTATAACAACCACACTCACAACAATATGAAGTCTCACAGTTCAATTCTGCGTAGATATTATTATCATAAATGAAATCTAATACAGATTCTACCGCCTCTAAGTTCTTACTCATATCCACGCTTTCACAGTACACAATGTTACCACCAAGACTTAGCTTTTGTAAGTCTGCCTCACAACCGAGTTTTGAGAAAGCATCAATGTGTTCCCATACAGGAATATGACAAGAGTTTGTTAAGTATTCTCTGTCATGACCATCAAGTTTAATGAATACATCTTCCCCAAAATGTTCCTTAATACATAATCCAAACTTACCATTTAAGGATTCTCCAGGTGTTCCATATAAACTATATGAGATATTATCCTCTTCTTTAAACTTTGCACATAAACTATTAAGGAATTTTAAAATATCCTTTGCAAGTTCATATGTACTACTGTCTTTCCAGAAATCTTTTCCTGTTAAACATTTAGTTGTTTCATACAAACCATTGTATCCAAAAGAAGATGTTGAGTAATTACCATATACCAACTTTTCTAATGTTTCTTCTGGTTGTAATCTTGCTAATGCACCATATTGCCATAATACAGGTGCTACCTTTGCCTTTGTATTTGCAAGACGTTCAGCACGGAGTTTCTGCACTCTTCTAGCTTCTTGCATAATACTTTCCACTTTTTTATAGAATAACTCAATTAATTCTTCATCGTTGTTTGCTTCCTCTTTTGCTTCTAATGCACACCACAATAGATTTACCGTTGTCACAGCATGATTAAAGCGTCCGAAGTATTTTCCAACACCATCTTTATAATTTAAAGCATTTGCTGGATTGCTACCTATAAAGTCAGGAGTGAGTTGGCTTCTACACCCCATTGGTGGGAAAACATCTCCATGACCCCATTGATTTACTTTGTTCTCTGCCATAACTTTTTCTGAGATATAGTCTGGCACAAGTCTTTTACTAGTACATTCTGCGGCTAATTTCTTTAGGTAATGATACTTTGAATTTTCATCCATTATATATTTGTCAAGACATAAAATCAACTTAGGGAAAGCATATGTAATATATACCCCTTCAGGATTCTTCATACCTTGAATACGTTGTCTTAACACTTCTTCGATAAGTAATGCTAAGTCATCTCGTTCTTGCTCTGTTTTTGCATCGCCTAAATACATCCAAAGACTAATAAATGGTGATTGTCCCTGACCACTGATTGTTGAATTTACTTGATAGTTAAATGTTTGAACACTGTCTCTAATCTCTTTCTTTACATCCTCTTCAACAAGTCTCTTTTGTGTTTCTTCATCAAGATTAAACTTACTATACTTGGCAATATATCTCTTTCTTGAATCTTCCACAAAAGGTGCTAAATGCTCCAATGACATTGTTTGACCACCAAATTGTACTGCACTTACGTTTAAGGAAATTTGACTTGCGATTGTTGTAGCTGTCAATAACGTATGTGGCTTTTCAATCATAATACCATTTAACACTGTTCCATTTTGTAGCATATCTTCTAGGTTTACTAAATCGCAGTTGTGCATAGGCTGAGCCATGAAATCTGCATCGTGGATATGCAATCTACCTAGTTCATGATACTTTTGTAAGTCTTTTGGAATAATATATCTAGCTGCAATATCCTTATTGACAATGCCCGCCATATAATCACGTTGAACATTTAATAAAGTTGGGTTCTTATTACTGTTTTCTTCCTCAATCTGTTTGTTCTGGTTGTTGAGCATTGAAAGAATAGCGTGGTCCGTAGTACTTCTCATCAAGTCTCTATCATGGCGATATTTAATATATTCTCTTGCTACATCTTTTCTCTTGGTAGACATTAAACCATTTTCTACCATATCTTGAATATCTTCTACTGAAATCATTTCCTTAGTATTATCTAATACTTCTGTTTCAATAAAATTTGCAATATTGAGAGCCTTTTCCTTAGCATATTCTGTTAATTCACCATCTACACTGTTAAAAGCACTCTCTACAGCATTTTGAATCTTTGTTTTGTCGAACTTAACTCTTCGACCATCTCTCTTTTTAATAAACTTCATTACGTAATTTTTCTCCTGTTATTTATATAGTTTTGGAAATTGTAAAAATTACTTACAATCTTTATAGAAATTGGTCAATATTGTTTACACTTAACTTCTCAACCTTTTCCTCTGGTTGTTCTACCTTATCTACAATCTTATTAGTTTCAACTGGTAGAGGGGTTGAAACTTTTGTTAAATCTACTACATTACTCTCTTCTTGTTCTTCTTTATTGCTAATATTGATATTAAAACTATACGGTATTATTCTAAATACCTCTTGGTTTCTATTCTTTGATAACAATTGGAACTTTGAAATAAATAAGGCAGTTGGCGATTTACCATTTTGTGGTTTCTTCAATGACATAATATCAAAACTCTTATCAAACTTCTGTACCCCTGCTAACATTTCTGCTGTCTTTTGTGTTGCTCCTGCAAAGATAACAAAGTTATTAATTGTTCCTAATATTGATTGTACAAAGTATTCACCACTTGACATGGCAATCTGGTTAATATCTAATAGACTAAATACAATCTGGATACCACCACTTCTACCTTTTTCTAGTAAGTCTTTGATAATAGTACTGTTTTCAATTGTACCAAATTCATCGACTGCTAGTAATAGTTTAGGAGAGTATCTCTGTCTTGTACCTCTATCCATTAAGTCTTGGAAAATCATTGAACTTAAACTAGTTGCTAACTGTTTATTTGCAGATACGAAAGAGAAACAGATAACAAATTGTTTATTAGTATTAAAACTAAATTGCTTTTTATCTTGTGCAAATAGGTACTTTGCTCTTGATGTCATAAGTATTTCTAACTGCTTTTGAAGAGTGTATAAACCATCTCTCTCGTTTGGTTCTGCTTTATAATTTGTTAAGAAGTCAGATAACCCTTCAAGATAATTTCTAGGGTCTCCTGTCTGTTTTCTCCATTTATCATACTTTCTAATAGCGTTCTGAATTGCTAATTGAGTAGATGTTCTATAATGTTCATCTGCACCACTTACATCCCAACGTCTAGTATTCATTAAAGCCTCAACCTTACCAGTTTCGTTTAAGTTTATTAAAGGGTCATAACAGAAATCACATGTATCAATAGAGAACTCATAGAACTCTACATCTAATGCCTTTGCAATACTTCTTAAATGGTCTACAATATCCTTTTCTCCCTTATAATCAAAGAAAGCAATAGAATAACCATCTTTTATACGTTGGTTCATTATTGACTTAATTAGGTAAGACTTTCCTGAACCACTTGCTCCAGTTACGAGTGTATGACCACTAAGAGTATCGTCATTTAAACCAATTTTCTTGTTATTTAACTTTAACTCTTTATAGTTTGTAGGCAGTATCTCACCAATGACAACTTCTTTATCTTTTCGCTTTTCTAGTTTATTAATAGCACCAGAAACACTTAATACTTTGTCATTATAATCTAAATAACTTACTTCTTCCTCTACAAATCTTCTCTGGTATCTAATGTATAGCAATGCAACAAAGCCAATCACAACCCCAATAAGTAACCATGTATTTAATAACATAGCAAGTGTTGTCAGTGATTGAATAAGTATAGCGATTGCCACTGTCATCTTCCTAGACTTTATAATATTGAAAAGGGTTACGATAACTATAAACGCTACCCCAACCCCTAGTTTTATATAGAAAACATTATCCATAATTTCCACTCCTTTTTATGTCAGGAATTATGGTCTTAAATAAATTCCTGTATCTGTAATTTCAAATCTAATCTTGTTAATAAGATTACTCATAAATTGTGCAATAGAGATACCAAGGTTTGAAATTGTTTGAAACAGTTTCACCTGATTTACACCACCTAGTAATATAAATAATACTAGGCCGATAAAAAATGCTGTACCCACTATTGTAAAAATTAGTTCCCCAATTCCTGATGGTAAGCCACGACCACCACCAGAAGAACCACTAGAACTATCTCGTCTTACACCTTTACTTTTTGGTAATTTCACAAAGTTTCTCCCCCACTATCTGTTTTCTTAAAAATCCACCGTATTCACGACTATCTTTACTATTCTCTCTGTTATCACCTAAACAGAAGTACTCGTTATCCTTAAGAGAATACTTAAAATCTTTGGTATAACCATTGTTGTAATCATCTTGTACTTGTTTCCCATTTATATATAGTTTATTATCTCTATACTCAATAGTTTCGTTTGGTAGCCCAATTACTCTTTTAATGATTTTAACATTATCCACATTAACTACAACCACATCAAATCTATCAATATTGCTGAATCTACTACACAGTGCCAAATCCCCATTGTGCAGTGTAGGAAACATACTATTCCCCACAATTCGTACTGGATAGAACACAAGCACAATACCAAGAACTAAAAGGGAGAATACAATATCTCTTATCTTCATTGTAGCATCTCCCCAGTCTTTAGTAACAACTTGCCTTGTTCTTCTTCATCAGAGATAGAGTAGTTAGATAATTGCATTGCAGGTGGTGTATATGGTAGTAAGTATAACTCGCAACTTCCTAATCCACCAACAATATCAAATGCATCTCTAACCATCTTAGCAATACGGGCAGTACCACAGAAGTATAACAATGTTCCAAACTTAATATTATCCTTATAGTTTCGCATAATCTGTTCATACTTCTGCTTTGTCTTTGGGCTTAACTCAATTTCAATTGCAAATGATTGAGCCTTACCATCTTTTCTAGGTAGTGGGATAATAACATCTGGTGTCTGAACAATAACTTTCTTACCATAAACAGATACAATAGGGAAAGCAGTAAAATCAGAGAACTCCGTAGTGAATTTTGCACCACTCTCAATCTCTGACATAATTTCTCTATCTCTTGATACTAATTCCTTTGTATCGTATCTATTTAATCTAAAATGTGTTTCTCTTAGAGCTAAAGTTCCTACCTCACCACTACAAGTAATACCAAGAGGATGATATACTGGCAATAATTCTTTATCTTTAATAATCTGCCACATCTCAGATTTTTTATTTCCCATATGTAAGTCAAAAATCATCTGTTCTTCTGAAACAGTGTGGTTTAATAATCCGAATGGAACAGAGATATAGTTATCATTTTCTATCTGGAATAAGTCTAATAAGAACTTAGTAGGTCTAACATATACTCCCATTGAAGTAGTTTCCGTCCAAACAAGTCCAACCTCAATCCAATCTAGTATTGATTGAAAGTAATCATTTCTATTATATATGCCAAACCATTGTTGGACTAACCATACTGGTGCAAACTTAAAATCTGCAATGATATATAAAATAACTTCTTCTAACTTATATAGTTTACAAGATGTGTCAATGGTCTTAACTACAATATGGTCTGAATACTTCTCAATGTTTGGCGTTACTTTAGGATGACGATAAAAAGAGTTTCTGACTACTTCTGCATCTTGTAATTTAAGTAAATCAGTAACTCTACTCATTATTTCTTACCAACCTTTTTCAAATGTAAAATACTGTATAAGTAGCCGATTGGTGGGATTATCCATAAGATAGTAGCCCACTTCTTAGTATATTTCTTACTGAACTTATACATTAGTCCTAGCCATAAAGCAATCATTACCACAGCGAACACCAATAGCCAATACTTTGTGTATAAAGATAGTGTTGCAACACTCTTTGGCACTAATACTTCTAACTTCGTTGTATCTCCAATTGTAGCCTGTGTGCTATATGTTCGTAAAATAAACATTTCTACACCTAGACAGAATACGTAATATGTATAGAAGATTGGTGTAAGAAGTGCTACAATAAACCCTAATGAGCTATCTTCAACTACCTTGCCCAGTACAAACTTATTATATAGTGGAATTAATGCTTTCCACCACTTAATGCCAATCTCGTTAAATAGGATACCTCTAAGAATGGTATCCACAATAAAAATTCCTAATAAAACGTTAATCATTATAACTTCCTCTCCAAATTTCCTTTGCGATTACAATTACCTTATCATCTCCGCCACCGTGAATACATGTTTGTAAGGTGATGAATTTATCCCCTTGATGAATAGGGTTTAAACTTGTAACAGATGTATGACTATTTGCAAATTCTAACCAATTGGATAACATCTGCTCTGTAAAGTTTAATGTTTGATGGTTAAATGCATCTAAGTCATTGTTTTTGATGATATAACTAATCTGGTATCTTCTAACCTCATTTTCTGTATAGAATGTTAGGTAACTGTTCTTCTTATACTCATCATAGTTTCCTAATAAAGTATTTAAGTTAGAAAACTTTTGTGTACCAGCATATACACCAGCATGCCCATAAACAACTAAATTAGTATCATCTAATTTGTTATCTTTATTCATAAATACTGTTCCAAAATCATTATATCCATGATTAATGTCATGGTACAGGTAGTATGAATTGTTGGTTGTTTGTACAACAGGTTCACTAATTAACCCACTGTCAAACTCTAAATATCCAACTACATCAGAGTTTACTTCTTTCATTCTTGCTAAATCTTCTTTTGTGATTGTCTGTAATGAAAGTTTAGGAATAGTAATATCTCCTGCTGATATAGTTGTTTCTTTTGTATCAATTACATTCTTGATAGAATTAAGTGCCTTTTGCTCGTCTGCGTTCTGCTTATATATTAAAAACAGGTTGTATAAAGAAAACATAAGTACCCCAACTAATGCAAGAATAATAAACGGTTTAAATCTAAATTTCTTCATAGTATGTTTCTCCTCAATAAATAAATAGAATAACTTATCGGTATGATGGTCTAGCCGCAAAGGTATTCAATGTTGGTTTGTAGACATCCATAAAAAATTGCTCCATATAAGTGATTATATCATTAAACACAGGTGTTTGTAAATACTTTTTAGGTATTGTACATAGCCTTACAAACTTTAAATCTGACAAGTTATACTTCTTAGCCATCTCGTAATACTTATATTCTACCTTATATACCTTTAATCTCTTATTCCATGTTTTTAGACCTATTAAGTGCTTTTGTGCTTTCTTAAAGTTCTCTTTATGTTGTTTTACTCTTGTAGCAATATTAACACTTTGACCTACGTATAAACATTTTCCTAATCCAGAACCTTTTTTAACAAAGATACCATATATCCCTGATACATTACCAATACGTTGAATGTATCGTTCTTGGTATTTCCTTGTCTTATGTTTCAATCTCGTACCAAATATCTCATCTAAACAAGATAAAACCTGTTTATTCTTTGTGTACTTTGGTTTCTTTAATTCTTGGCACTTTAAACAGTGATAATTTTGAAATTTTGTCTTTCCGTGTATTTTACATACATCTGTATATACATCGTCTTTATGAGTATAACAAAAGTTATACATTGTCATGTTTTTACAACCACGATGTAAACACTTATGAAGTTTAGTCACAGTCCACTACACTATTATATACACGTTCGACATATTCAAACATTGCACCACCATTTGTAACACATTGAATACCAGAAAGTCGAGTTAGTTCCTCGCAAAATTCAATAACTCTATATTCTGTATCTTCATCAATGACGTTAAAGTTTCTATCAAATAATAGTTCTCGTTCTTTTTTTAAATCCATATTATAGTTCCTCTCTTAATAAACTGTTACTGTAGTACTTACAGAAGTACCCGCAGTATTTGTAAATGTAACTGTATATGTTCCTGCAACTGTTAAATTTACTGATGCAAAATTAACTGAAACAGAATATCCAGATGATACTCCACTTGTAAGTTGGTCTGACAATACAGCAAAACTTGTTCCAATAGGCACAGATACAGGATGTACCCCTACAATATCTGCCCCTGGTGAATAACTTGGTTGATTATATGTAGGTTCTGTATATGTTGGTTGGTCATAGGATGGTTGTATATATGATGGTTGTGTAGGCTCTGCGGGTGCAGGTTCTACTGGTTTATCCTTAACAGCAATTACTAATGTCTTAGTACTCTCATTTCCTGATTTATCCTTTGCAACATATTTACATTCCACGCTATCTTTTGAAAAATCTAAGTTAGTTGGATATTCAACTGTAATATCCTCTGGTTTATCATAGTTATCTGTTACAGATGATACATAATTCTTAGAATCAAATGTTTGAGTATCTACATCTCTAGTCAATACCAAACTATCTTGTGTTAGTGTAATAGTAGGTGCTTCCTTATCTACCACCTTAACCTTTAAATGTAACTTTGTTTCCCTTACAGAGTTAGTAGAAGTATATACTAAATCGTATTCCCCTAACTTATCTAGTTTTGGTGTGTCTGGATAGGACACACTTACTTTATTGCTATTGACAATACAGTACTTCTTAACATCTAACTCTGTACCAACATCGACTGTAATCTCTTTTTCTGTTAGTATAGCACTAGGATTTACTACATAGTCATATATCTGTGTTCTATATTTATATCCTACAATGCTACTACTTACAAGTCCTACTAACAGGCCTACCAAAAGGTATCTAGCATAGTGTTTTACTTGCTTTTCCCCAATGGTAATATCTGCTCTTTTATAGTAATACCACTTTTCCAAAATTAATTTCCTCCCCCAATTAGTTTAATTATTCATCGTCTTCAACTTCTTCAAATAAGTGTTTAAATTCTGACACTGAGTTATCTTCTAACATTTCAGCGTATCTTTCAACAATTTCCTCTTGGTTATCCATTAATTCACTCTTATAATCATAACTGGACTTAGAATCTAAATTACCATAGCCATTAACTCTGACATAATCATCCATGTAATTATAATGCCCAAAACAAACTGCTCGTACCGCACTCATCATATCATCCTTATATCTAGTTCTGAAAAAATATTCGTCATTCTCATAGTAGTAATATTCTTCTAAACTGTCATCATACGAACAACATTCTTGTACCATTCCTTCTAATTCACTGATACCAACTTCCTCATCAATTAATTTGTATGTCATATATCATTCTCCGATTTCTTTTAATATAATGTCAACACAAGGTTCAATACCTTTTTCAAGATATAAACCTACTAAATCTTCTTCTATAACTGCACCATTAATTGCCACAGCATACTTGTAATCATTTCCGTTTCTAAGAAGAAATGCCTCTACCTCTGGTTGATACTCTAACTTTTGAATCCTAGAATCTTTGAATACTGCACACTCAAATTCTCCTGCAAGTAGATACTTATAGTGGAAAAGCAATCGTAATACTGCTTCATCATCGTCTACACCACGTTCACATGGATAGATACATATGCGTATTTCAAAGTCCTCATCTTCTAAACCTCTGCTCTCACAAAGGTCATGTAAATATTCCAACTTCTTCTCTATATAGTCGGAACAGTCAATATATTCTCTAAAGTTTACCTTTGTCATAAATTATCTCCTACCAGTTTGAAATTGTTACAATCATCAATATAATTACCCCTACACCTGCAACTAGGTCTATAATAGTGTTTACTGTACCACCAGTAGTTACTGTAATAGGTAATAATCTAATTTTCTTCCACACTTTTCCTTCCCAAAAGAATGGGAATGGAAAAAATAAACATACACCACTATCTGAAAATGCATCTTCAAATAAGTGTGCAAAATACCCAAAAGCAAATAACTCACCCAACAATCTTATATTTGTATAAGTAGTTGTGAATATGTAAATTATAACAACAGTTGGTAGTATATAACGCAAATACTTCGGAACTTTCACTATCTTGTTAATACTAGACAATATCATAGCACTACCAATAAATGCTGACATAAATGCCAGAATAATGAATAAAGTTAGCACAGAGTTGTTTAGCAAGAACTTGTCTAATTCTCCAATTTCAATACTCGTCTTTATGTTTGCAAATATTGTGTAGTTACCAACTGGTAGCCCGAAATGGAATAACAAAAATAGTCCAATTGCTACAACTGCGGTATGCCATAAGTATCTGTGCTGTGTAGGTTTACCCTCTCTATTAACTGGAGGTCTATCCTTTTTACCGTGATACAATGTCCAGATAGTTTTACTTGTAGTCTGCATAAACAATGTAAATATTGTAGATAATGGGCCTAGCATATATGCAGAGTTATGCACATCATCTAAATCCACAAATAAAGTACCACCTACAAATATTACAATTCCAACAATAAATTGTAACCAACTACTCTTTAACTGAGTAGCATAGTCCTGTATAATATCTACAGGAAGTAACATCAATCCAAGTAAAAGTATCATGGATAGTAAGAAATGTGTCCTACCCATGAACCCCTTAGATTTCTTTTCTAATATCTTCTTTATCAAATTAAATTCCCTCCTAAAAGAGAAAGAGGTAGACTATACAATCTACCCCTATTCATCATCGTCATCAATGTCGATAGGTTGTTGGAACATCTCTCTAGCAGCATCCACCTTACCAGTAGGAGTATTCTCATCTTGAACACTGTCTAACCCCTTAATTGAGAATACTGGTTTAGAATCCTTATCCAACCCATTTTCTTTCTTCCAAGTTTCCTTTGCACCTGCAAGTAGGTCCTTATACATTTCCTCACTTGTCTTTTGTACAACACCACCCTTGGTTCTTACCTTATCCACAAGTTTACCAGACTTAGTTCTATTGTTATGATACTCTATTGAGTTCATCTGTTTCACAACTGCCATATTATCAGCCTCAGTAAGTTCTTGACTTGAAGCAACTCTCTTGTTCTCTAAAGCCCATAACTTCTTATCTAATAACATTCTATCCTTAACCTGTGTTCTATCCTTAGTATCAACACTCTTCAATAGACCAGTATAATTCTCTTTGAGTTCATCATATCTTTCTTCTTGTGCCTTTAATTTTCTATTTTCAATCATAGAATCTTGTAAGGTTGTCTTAGCCTTTTGAGTAGCAGTTTTCTTCTCAGATAATTCTTTGCTTAATCTTTGTCTTTCGTTTTCTTCCTCTACACTTAGACCACCTACTCTATCGTTATAGTATGTAAATGACCTTTGAATAGAATCTTCTAACTTCTGAGCATTTAAGTACTTCTTGTGTAATGCAATTTCTGTATCATTCATTAATGAATAATCTGCAACACCAGTTTCCATATTAAATGCACCGTTAGTTTCTGCAACGGCCTGTGTAGCAATATCAGTTTCCACAGCTCTAATATTGTCTACGTAAGCACTTGCATCGGAAGAACGTAAAGCACTATTTACACTTGATTTATTTGCACCAATCTTCTTGAATCCATCTGCAATAATGTCAAAAGTAGACTTTGTGTTAATTGGATTTTCTTGTAACATATTTTCACCAATTCCTGCAAGGGTAGATACTACACCATTACTCTTAGTAGCAAAGATTGGAGTTCCATCTTCTTCATATCCAACAACAACTTTCTTACCCTTAGCTGCATCTTCCTTAACAGAATGTAACTTCTGTCTAGCCCAAATCTTAGCATCACTCTTTAGTTTAGCTGATTCTGGTGAGAATTGTCTTTCATATCCACGTAGAATATCATCTATTGAACGTTCAATAAGTGGATTAAATTTCATCATAATAGCAAGGAAAATAATGGCAATTACCAAGAATATAATATTGCCTGTAACCATTAGTGATACCACAAATATAATCAGGTCAAAGAAAAGACTTAGGATAGTTACTTTAATTGTTGCCACTAAAAATATACCTAATAAACCTTTACCAATAGATACTGCTTTCTTATTTGTTGTTAGAATTAAAATACCCGCAATAGGCATAGCAAGTACTCCTAACAAAATACTCATCTTATCAACAGCTACCTTAAATGCGTATTTAGCAAGACAGTAAGCCATTAACCCGAATGTAGCCATTAATAGTAACATTTTAACAATACCAACCCCAATAGACGGTCTAGCCAATGATAACATAATGTTAGTAATATTAGATTTTACTTCATCGTTTCCATTATTATATAATACTTGCAAATAAGTTACCATTGAGGACAACTTAGAATCCTGTGTTTCTGAAATTGTTGGAAGTTCATTCTTACTCAACTTCTTAGCACTAGAATTAGCGAACCAGAAATAGTACCCTAAGTTCTTATCAACTGTAGTTTGGTCTGATTCACTATACCCCTCTAAGTACTTAGTTGCAATTATACCATTCTCATCTCCAAGAGATTTAAAGGACAATTCACTAATGTCATCAACCCCAAACTGTGTACAGATTTGAGAATCAATATATGCTTTATTAACCGAGGACATCTCGATTGTAGCATTTGTTCTATTGGTGTCTCCACCTGTGATACTTGTATAGAAAATTGTACCATCTTGCATTGTTGGATTGGCACTTATCAATACCTTATTAACAAAAGTTGATAACGATGTACCAATTTCCGTTGGTTTTCCTAAAAGAGCTGTGCCTACAATAATAAATCCAATTATTGCAACAACAAATACATCACTAAAAATATCTTTTGACTTTGTATGACCGAAAATAAAATTAAATGCTGTTGCAATGACTGAAATGACCAATGCAACTAATGCAAACATCATAGCAGGAGCAAGTCGTAACGTACCATCTGCACCATCTGAAACAACAAACAACTTCACAAGTAACTCATTTACCTTATCCAACTTTAATGCATCCATAATTACACTAATGTTAATGTTCTTTAATTGGATAATGATACCCATAACGGATGTAGTTATTCTAGTAAATAGTGATAAGATAGAATATACCCAACCAAAAGGAATACCCCCAACATTAGCCAAAGCAAATAATCTTAAACTTACTACCTTTTCTCCATTAACTGCTTCTAATGAGTTAATTGTTTGTTCTTTATTTTCTAATCCTGTTTTTCCCCAATAATCTTCATTATCAATAGATGGATTATTCTTCTGATATGGCAAGTTTCTCATGCCTGAATAAGCATTGCCATCTGAATCATGAGTATTACTATAAGGTATCTCACCAACATATCTAACAATATCTTTACTCACACCATATAATAAGTCAAATCCAACTTGATTAATCTGAATATCAGCATCTCCAAAAGGATATGTGTGTTTAGTTGCTAAACTACCACTGTTTGTATTCTCAAAAACTTCTTCTAGGTTCTTGGTAAATAATCCATCTTTTTCCTTAAACCCACTACCTGCACTTACTTGTAGACTGGTGAGTAGTATCACCAAGATAAGCATTAGGTTTGTAAATATCTTCTTTAATCTCATTCTCACCCTCTACCTTTCTCTTTAATATGAAACATTTAACATGTTTACAATTTCTTTATATTCTTCAAAAGATAGTGAGGTTAATTCATAAGTTTTATTACCAATAAACACCTTAATACTATTATCTCTTGAAACAACTGCACATAAATTTACATCATTAATAGAATATACTCTTATTTCATTGAAATCTACATCTGGATATGTACTGTAGAAATAGTGCAAGAAATCATTGTATGGTTCACCTGTAACACCCTCTAACTTTGAGTATGTGGTTGCCACATTAGATAGATTTCCTAACTTATTAATTACTTCTTCCTTTGTTATCGTTCCTGCATCTTCAACTTTTGAAGTTGTATATTCTTCCCATACACCATTCTTATAGATGTATTCTTTGTTTCCTAATTCTTTAATTAAATAGTTATTATCGTTTGATAGTCTATAAGTTATACCCTTTATAGTCTTTTGTTCTATAATACCAACACCATCACTTGCGTTAGACCTAGCAATAAACAACTCTCTATACAGATTATTGAGTTCACTATCTGTCAATTCTTCTTGTACAGACGGCTCTGTTGTAGGTTGAACAGGTTTGGGTACTTCTGTTTCATTATCTACTACCTTTTTATGTGGTGTAAGAGTGTATAGCAATATAGCACCAACTAACACACCTACAACCATAATACCAATAATAACTGGTTTTTTAATCTTTCTCATATCACTTAATACTCCTAAAGGCACTTTGTTCATCTGGTGTGCCAACATATCTATACACTACATCTGCAATAGTCCACGGATTTCCAATATCACTTAAACTTGCATAGTAGTCAAGATATGAACCTTGGTAAGTATTTGCAGTACTGCCTGGATATTTCTTTTGTACTAAGGAATTATCAGTCCATGTACCATTTTCCCATGTTGCTACATACATCCAAACGTGTTGATAACCACCATGGTTATTACCCATTGCAATATCGCCTGGCAATATCTTTTCTCCTTTTGGAACTTGTTTCCACTTACCATCTCCTCCACCATTTACTAGGTAGCCAGTAATACTTCCTTTTCCACCACTAAATAGTTCAAAACCACCCAATGTCATTGGAAAGTTATCGTCAGCACCACTCCATAGAACTGCCATTGAAGTTGTTAAGTCACATGATGCGTAGAATGGTAATGACCATGTTACTGTGTTTCTCTTACCATCGGATTTAAGGTCTTGTGCAGTTTGTACAATCTTTGGAACTTTATCTAAGAATGTTCCTACAGTGTAGTTGGAGTTTGTGGCATAAGCCTCTACATCTCCAAAACCATTGGCTGACCAGTTAATCTTTCTTCCACCAACTGTTTCATCTGTTGTGGCTAGGGAAATTGCAGCCTCTGCGATACTACTATTGTTACCACCAACTGAACCAAATCCTTTACAATATTGTTGGTATTGTTCTGTTGATTTTACCTCATCACTTGCTTTTGCATCACAGTAGAAATGTGGACTAGAACCAACCGTCTGACCAATTGCAATTAAATAAAATGAAATATTTAATATAATCAATCCAATAGGTACTAGGCCTATTAACATCATAGTAAGTCTACCTGCACCCTTAGCCCAAGTAACAAATGAAGTTAATTTCCTATTGGTCATTATCTTCCAATGTTTGAAATCCTTTTGGAAGTTTTTCTTATATGTATTTACAGTGTGTGTAACTCTACCACGGATTCTTTTAGTGAACTTACTCATCTTGTAAGTACGCTAATATTTCTTTCTTTTCTTTTGTTGTTAGTGTGGTAGATAGTTCTTTTATATAATCCTGAATTTCTTTGGTCGATGCTTTAATAGAGAATGTGGAATCTTCTCCTTCAATTCTTCCATCTATATCAATCCAACTCATGTTATCACTCTTTTCAACCACTGTTATATTTGCAGTTTCTAAGACATGACGGCATCTTCTTTTCCCAACATTTTCTTCACTTGCAGAACATTCAGAACAACCACCATCAATTAGTGGTCGAATATATTTAATCTTTCCCATTCTGCACCTCTCCATCTTTCATTAGAACATAATATGTAAAGGCAATAATAGGCATAAACATGGCAATGTATGTAAAAATCTGGTCATGACCATGAATTTCATTGTAAGATGCATAAATGTGTTTGGAAATGTTTAATGCATAAATCAATAACACAAACATAATTGCAAAATATGCTATGATACTGAATAGCACAAGACTTCCATATGTAGGATTATTGTTTGTTACTGCTTTAAATAATACACCACCACAAACAATTAATAGTAGTACAGTTAGAATTATAACTACTATTGAAACAATTACACTCTTTTTACCCCACTCCGGTGCTTTTGCTATATCTCTTGCAAAGATGTATTGACCATAAATAGGAATTAACCCTTTCCAAAAAGGAACTCTGTGTCTTTCTAAAACGATGCATTGTAGAACTGTTACTATAACAGCTAATGTATTTACTATAATACGTGTTTCACCATTCATAAATTATCTTACCTCTCTTAGAGACTTCCTTTAATTACCCATGTCTTATCTGACTTAGCAACGAGTAAATATGTGGAAGTTGTATATGTAAAACCATCCTTTGTAATTATTGTATAAGTTACTTTTGCATTATAACCTAACTTATTTGGTTGTTGATACATCTTGAAGTCGTTTACACTACTAAACTTCGCACCATAGTTATTGAAAGTTAAGTAGTTTAAGAAATCTTGTGAGGTATCTCTTCCCTCAAATAAATCTTCTAATGTCTTTGTAACCTTAATCTTTGCAGATTCCATGACATCTTTACTCTCTAATTCTCCACTAAATGCAAGTAATTCATTCTCTTTAACTTCTGGGGTATCAATTCTATTTAATGTGTATAGAGATAACTGTTCCACAGGTCTATACCCACTTACAGTTCTTTGATTTTGGTCATTATAATTACTGTAATACTCAATAGGTAGGTAGAAAGTATATCTACTCTTTTCACTGTGACCTGCAGTAACTACATTACCAGAACTGTCTTTACTATCCTTATGTTTCACTGTAATATCCACAGAGAAGTAAGTTCTAATTACATTTGAATTAATTGGAATTGTAGCGTCAATAGATAATGAATCTAATTCAGGAGTTAAACTCTCTACATCACCTTCCCTCAATGATGTTTCCTTACTAAACCAAGTTTCAAAGTTTTGCCTAATATATCCATCTAGCCCTGCTGTTGGGAATTGATTAACTGTTTGATTGATAACGTCTTGAACATCTTTTGGTGTTAATTGATGTTTGAAGAAGGTATTAAATGTTCCCCATAAAAGGAATATTGCCGTAAATGTGCCAAGTAAAATCTTTACAATCAACTTATTCTTTTTCTTTTTTCTCTCTAATGCTAGTAATTTACTATTTCTGATTGCCTCTCTCTTTTGTACTTCCTCAGCAATCTCTGTCATTCTTTGACTTTCTTCTTTTGCAAGTTCTTCTGGAGTCTTGCCTAAAACAAATTTCATACTTAATCTCCTTATTATTATAAGATGTTAGTTTTTAAAGCCTCCCAACCATCGTCAAGGTCTCTTACTCTCTGAGAGGTATAATAAAAGAGAGGGTTACTAGCCCTCTCTAATATCATCAATTACTTACTATTCTTTTTGAGAAATAGTACCATTCCCACACCTGCAAGTGCTACGAAACTTAATCCTAACCAAAGGATTGGATTTGTTTCCACACCTGTTGGAGGAATAATAATAGCCTCATCAAGTACAGTAATCTTAATTAAGTCTACACCTAATGTATCCTTACCTGTCAACTTAACAGGGTACTTTTCAGTAGAGATTTCATAGCCCTCTGGTGCTTTTGTTTCCATAACGTATGCACCTTCGTTATCTACTGTATATACAACATTCATTTCAACTTCACCATTTTCGTTTGTAACTCCAATAGCGTCTTTTCCATTAATGTCTTTATATACTGAACCATCCTTATTGAAAAGTGTAAATTCTGCACCCTTTAAGAAGTGTTTGATGTTATCCTTATCAGCCTTAGCGATTTGTAACTTCAACTTCATTGTAACATCAAATGTCTGTGACATATCGTTAATATCAGCATGGATGCCAACTTCAATACCATTCTCATCCTTAACAGATTCAAATGCTACAATACGTCTACCAGCAACTAATGTTGCATTGAATGTGAATGGAACTTCAACCTTACCATCTGTTTCAGTAGCAGTGAATCCTACTGTCTTTGTAATTGGCTGACCATCTACTAAGATTGGTAATCCTGTTTCCTTATTCATCAATGTACCAGTAGCAGTATACTTCTTACCAACTTCTAGTCCAAAGTATGAGATAGTATCAATTACAGTTTGTTCTGTCTTAGTACCATCAATGATGTTATCACTATCTACTTTGTCCTTGATTGTAGTGCGAATCTTAGTAACCTTAACTGTCTGGTCTTTATCTTCACGAACCTTGTGAGCAACACCGTACTCTGGGTTTTCAATGCTTACTAACTCTTCGTAGAATACTAATTCTTTATTACCATACTTAGTTGTATCTACATCAACAACAGTCTTTAATTCACCATTGTAGTCTGTAACATCTACTTCTTGTGTATTGTTATAAACAATTTCATCTTCTGCTTCGGTTGTACCCTTAGCAACTAATGTTGTAATATAGTTGTACTTACCTAAACGTACATTTTCATAGTTAGCAACATCTTCTAGTTTAACTAAGCCTTCCTTAACTAACTTACTGCCTGTACCAAATTCATGGGCATGTGTACCCAACTTAGGTTCTTTTTCCTTATCAGAAACTGTTACATCAGTAGTCTTACCATGTTCGATAGCAAATTCCACATCTTCAGCAGTATGATAATTCTTAGGTGCTTCGATTTCTCTAACAGCATAGTTACCTGCTTGTAACATATTTGTCCAACCAGTAAATGCACCATTCTTGTCAGAAGTAAATGTGAAGTTAGATTCACCACCAGCAGGGATTGCTTCTAAATCTTCATCATTTTCATTCTTTAATACTACATCATAATTGTTCTTGTTAACAATCTTGAACTTAGCACCTTCTAATGCCTTGCTAGTCTTGTTATCGACCTTAGTTACATTGAACTGACCACGTGATACACCTTCTTCGATTGTGTATTCATTACCACCAACCATTTGTGGAATATTCTGCAAGTTTTCTGTGATGTTAAATAAAGCTACACCATCAGAAACCTCTTCTTTGTTGGCATTTAAAGTCTTATTCTTTAATGTATATCCTTCAGGTGCCTTTGTTTCCTCAACGGTAATAGTTCCGAGTGGCAATGTTGGGATACCATTATCTAAGTAAAAATCATCCCCAGAAACCTTATGTTTATCTGATAACGCAGTCATATATCTGCCATTATTTAAAATGGTTTTGATTACCCATGTTCTTGTTGCTCGTTCTGGTAATGTTTCCTTTGTATATTGACCTGCATAATACTTAACCGTAAATTCCGCACCTTCAAGAGAAGCAGGATTTTCTACCTTATCAGCAGATTTCTTAGTTAACTTGATTGCCACTGGGTCATTCAATGGCATATCCGTTGAACGTACATACCAACCGTCAGCCGCTGTTGCTAAAGAAGAAACAGTGTAAATCTTTGTATCTAATGCAAATCCCTTTGGTGCTTTCAATTCCTTGACATAGAGATTTTCACCTGCATTAACTGTAATATTCATTAATGCACCTACACCATTGGCATCAGTTGTAATTTCTCCAACCTTATCTGTTGTTGCAGTAGAATCACGGAACACTCCATATACTGCACCAGATAAATCCTGTGCATAACATTGGTTGTTCTTTGTAATTTCTGGATTACCATTTGATTTTTCTACACGTACATACATCTGTACTGCACGGGGAGCTGTCTTAATTACCCATGTACCTGCACAACGTTGATAAGGAACTGTTCCTAACTGGGCGTTCCAACCTGTTGCCTCTTCATTTGTGCCTGGTTTTAGATAGTGTGGAACATCAATAGATAATGTAACTGTTCCATCTGGTGCAACACTTGTTACAGTAGCATTATAGACATACTCTGCTTTTCTGCCTAATGACCAAGCATTAATATTAGTTAAACCAACATATCCATGCTCTTGACATGTTACGTACTGTGAACCAATAATCTGGTCTGATACTTGTGCTAATAAACCTGTAACTGCATCTACATAGAAAGTTTGACTTCCGATGCCTGGGTTTGTATTATTAGTACCAAATGTACCACTGAATGTATCACCTACTGCTAAACTGTTTACGTCACCAGTTGAACGCTTTTTACGTGAGTGTGTTTGACTAACTCCACCAACAATTGATACGTATGCAGTATTCTCGTTTGTTTGATATTCTACATCACCTGTAAATGTTTCATAACTTCCATCTTTGTGGAACGCTACGAAATATGTAACTCCAGTAGCTTTAATAACTGAACCTTTAGCAATTTCTTGACGAGTACCCTCATCTCCTGAAATTGGTTGTTCAGAGTCACTTGTTTCTACTGTTACATCTGTGCCTTTTACATCTAAGAGAACATTGCCATCACTTGCTTGTTGTTCTGCTTTACCATACTCTAATGGTTCATAAGCATGCACAACACTTAATAAGTTTGGCATTGTCATAGATAAGGTCATTGCAACAGTAAATAACTTCTTAATAAACTTATTCACCTATTTATTTTCCTCCTATGTTACCAACTCTTTTAATGGGAGAATTTCCAGAACCCATTTCAAATATTTTACCACATATAGCGTGGTGTTGTCAATATGTTTTAACAATAAAAAGAGGATATTTCTATCCTCTAATTTTTCTTCAAAAAGTTTGTTTTTAGTATTGACATTGTACCTAATAGCGTTTATACTAAGGGTACAAGTTAAGTGAACTACTCAACACTTAACAACCGCTTGCAACTGTTTCAGTCCAAGCCTGTTGGTCTACCACCCAAACCTGTTGGGTTACTGCTTCGTGATGGATTGTATCTACTTGCACATCTTTAACAGTGTAATTGCCATCTTCATCTTGGCTTAAGAACTCATCAACGCTGTTATAAACTCTACCTGTTGTCAAACCAACAATCTTACGGTCATATACAGGTTCATCCCAAGCCTGAGAAACTACCTGAGTTTCATAGTGACCTTGTTCTGGGTGATTGACTGTTGTATATGTTGGCACACATGGTGTGCTTGTTGGCTTAGCAGTATTGGATACTGTATTTGAAGTAGTATTAGTTGTTGTGTTGTTATTCTCTGTTGGAGTAGAATTAGTGTTGTTTTCAACATTAGTAGTCTTTGTTTCTTCTACTGTTGTTTCAACTTTATTATCTTCCTTCTTATCTTCTTTAACTTCGTCTTTCTTTTCGTCAGACTTCTTATCAGTCTTAACTTCTGTCTTTTTATCAGACTTATTATCTTCCTTAGTAGTAACTTCTGAAGTTTTGTTAGAAGTTGGCTTGACATCAGCCTTCTTATTTGTTAAGATATAACCAGTAGAAAGAGCGATTGCTAATAGTAATAAAACTACTACAACTAACTTCTTCTTATTGTTCTCTAAAATGTTCTTAATCTTATTCATAGTTATTTTCTCCTTGGGCTAGTCAGCCTTTTTATTTTACCTAGTAATGTTCGTTGAAAAGCAGATTTTGTCAATCCCCTTTCCACATTATCATCATAACACAAATTTACTATATCTGTCAATAGGTAAAACGAAGAAATTTTATAAATTTTCAAATAAATTAAAAGGGTGAGATTTCCTCACCCATAATGTACATTCTACCCAACAATATCCTTGTAAATCTTACACGTATTGATGTAATCTTGCTGAACTCTATCAGTCTTGTCATAGTAATTAATAACTACTTCACCCTTCGGCTTATCAAAACTCATACCGTAAGTCCAATTATCTTCAACTGGGCAGGAACTTGGTAATACTTCAAACTTAGCACCATTTAATAATTTAACATCAACTGTATGTAAATGACCACTCAGTACTTCTACATTTGTTGCAGTTGATAATTCTTGCAATAACTCTGGTTCTACAAAAGGTAAGTTCTTAATATTCTTTCCTTCTAAATAACCATGTGTCATACATATAACATTAGAACCATACTTAACTGTTGCTCTTGGCTTAGGGCTATCACTAATAAAGACATTCTTCACACCCTTAAATCGTGCCCACAACCAACTTGTTAAATAAAATCCAACCATGGTATCATGATTACCTTGCACAAAATAATATTCTACTGGTGCAACTTCTGCTAACTTCTTGACTGCATACTCTAACAATCCTGTTGCTAAGTAGAAAGCCTCTTTCCAACATAAGTCATCTTCTTGAGGTGTTCCTCTAGTAGTTGTATGTGTCGAAGTATCTGAGTTTAAGAAATCTCCACAAGTATTAATAATAATTCTATCAATCTGTCTAGGACTATTCTGAAGGTTAATAACTGTCTTATCAATAATTCGCATAAACACTTCTGATGCAACCTTTGAATCGTAATTATCCCCAAATCCCTCTTTACCATAAACCAATCTGTTTAAATGGAAATCTGCAATGTTTACAACTGCCATTGCTCTTCCCAATGTTCTTACTTTCTTTTCAGATTGGCTAATCTTGTTAGTCTTTCCAATTCTCTTTAGTTTAATTGGTTTAACAGTTTCATTATTAACTGCTCTAATGTCGTCTAACGTAAATGAATTGTCATTTACATACACTACCTTAATTGTCTTTGTAGTCTTATTTAACTGTGTAATTACACAATTGTACGGAATTGAAAGATTTTCTCTGATTGCATCTTCCAACCTCTTACCAGTTAGATGTTCGTATTCTTCAACTGGCACTGTAACTGCAATGCTTTGTTTCTTTGTGTTTAAGTTGTTCCAACTCATTTAAGTTCCTCACTATTTTTCTAATCTTAGTTCTTCAACCACTTATCATCAAATATTTCTTCGACTGTCTTACTTGCACAATCGTACTTTGGTAATAATGCGATTTCATCATTCATGGATACGTAGAATCTTCCTTCTCTTATTGTATCACTTGTGATGTTTCTTGCTTTACTGGCTTGTGCCTTTGTATAGACCTCTAGCCATGTTTGCTTTTTAACTTCAGGTGTTCCACTCTTTTTGAAAAGTAATTCTCTCTTTTCAAACTCCGATAATTGTTTATCCTCTTGTTTTGGCACTACTTTTTCTTCTTGCCTTACTTCTTCCTTTTTAGGTTCTTCTTTCTTCTTCTCTGGCACAAGATTAAAGTTAAATGTAATCTTTGGCTTTTCTGGATTGGAAACGAATCTAAATGGTTTTACTACTTTGTTTTCTTCTTCTTTTTTAGGTGGAATTACCTTGATTTGGTCAGTCTTTTCATCTTTCTTGATTACTTCGACATGCTCTTTGTTTTTAACTGGTGGCAGAATACGTACTTCATCTTCTGGCTTTTGGCTATAAACTACATCACTTTCGTCTTGTTCTTGTAGTTTTTGCATAAAATCCTTTAGTGACATTACTCCACCCCTTTCTAGTCTTTAACGAGAACCACCTTATCTGAATTTGCAATATCTAACATTGGATATACTAAGTCCATTGCAAGTAAATAGTCGTTCCCATAATCAAGTTGGGGTCTACCATTGATAAAACCGTCTGTTAAATCCATGATAGTTTCCCCACTCTCATTTAATATTTTGTCATCTGTATAATAAATAACATCTTGAAAAGTACCTACCTCATTGGGGGTACAAGATTCACTGCTCTTATTATACAATATTGTAATGATTCTGTCAAGTAACAATTCTTCCTTGGCTAAATCCATTATATCCGACATAAACTGCTGTCTCATAAAATTTTCTTCCTAAACTACTTCACTTAGTTAATAAATTCGTTTGACACGTTCTGGAATACATCAAATCCACGTTGAGTGAATTGCTGTGCAAAGTCTAAGAAGTTTCTCCAGTTCATAGCCATCATGATGAAACCTGCAATTAGTAATACAACTGCTAACATGCCAAGTGCCTTCCAAACACTAATCTTCTGTTCCCCACGAGTGTAACCCCAAGCAAACACGATTAAGCCAATAATTACTGCACCTGCGATTACGATAAGTCCTAATGTACCAATCTTGTTTAGAATATTATCTGCGATTGTTACGGCTGTTCCACCATCACCTGCTGGTGCAAAATAAATAAGGTTCTTTACGATATTCATAATTTTTCTATTCTCCTAATTTTTTTCTCATATAATTTAAAATAACCATAGTTTGTTCTTTAGTAAAATTCATAAACTTATAGTTTTCCCTTGTTAAATCTTCGATAACTGACATACATAGTGCATCCATGATGATAGATACATCGTTATCTTGTTGTACAGTTGGTTGTTCAACTGTTTCCTTTCGCGGTCTACCTCTACCACGCTTTACTTCTTCAACTGGTTCTTCATTATCTTCTTCAATATTTTCTTCTTCCTGTTGAATAGGTAATTCTTGTATCTTTTCTACTTCCTCTACCTGTGGTTTAGGGGTTACTCTTCCATATAATGCGGTCTTACTTTCGTCTGACATACCCTCTAAGAACATGTCATCATCTTCTTCTAGCATTTCATCCACAGTGTAGTCATTTGTCTTTTGCTCACTTGCAAAAAGTCTATCAATTGCGTTCTGTGCTGGCATTTCCTTACTACTCCTCTACAATTTCAATATCAAAATCTTCATCATCTTCTGCTTTTGTTATCTGATTTAACTCTCTCAACATCTTGGAATCTTCTTCCTCAGTTGTTTCTGGAATTGACATCAATGAAACATCAATCTTCATCTTTGCTAACTCTGTATTTACAAGGTGTAAGTCCCTTTCAAGTTGAGTATTTTTCTTTGATAACTCTGCATTTGTTGTTTCTAACTTATTAACCTTTTCTAAAAGGTCAGATACCACTGTTTCTACATCTTCTGGATATGCCCCATACGGTGTAGATACTCTAATATTTAGTTTCTCTAACGTTTCAGGTAACTTTTCCTTAACAGTCTTTGACTCTTTCTTCTTGCTCCAAAACATGTTAATTAACCTCTTCGTACTCGTTTGTATCTCGGTTAAACTTTAATGGAACTACCTTTGTAGCAGTTAATACTTTGTTATAAACAATCTTGTCTGACTTAGAAACATATTGTTCAGAATCTAATTTTCCATAAACTCTAACCATGTTTCTAGGTGCTAACATCTCTGTAATTTCCTTTGTACCATTTGTAGGGTACAACACACGAATATAAGTATAACGATTACGCTTTGTATTATCTACAAACTTATAATCACCTGTAATGGCACAGATATTAAAAGTAGTCATTTCTGACATTACCTTTGCATCCTTCTGTACCTTACCATCAATTACAATTTCATTTTTTACCATTATAAACTCGTCCTCTCTTTAATCTAATTCGCAAAGTGCAGTTAAGTACTTGCACAAACTCTCATTATTCTTAATGACATTCCAATCATGATACCAAGAAACACGTTCAATCATATCTTCCATAGTACCAAAGATTGCCCCAACTTTTACTAGTGGCTTAAATAGATTTACAATATACTTCAACAAGTCCTTATTCTTAGTTGCACGTGTAATTACTAATCTTGTCTTTTCTAAGATTCCATCCTCTTTTGAGAATCGTAAGTTTTTACGTGAACCATTTAAAGCTTGCAACTGTTTCATCATAGATTTAACAGATGGTACAGAAGTATTTGTAGTTAAAATTAATCTATCTACAATCTTATAAATCTTAGTGATTGGCTGAATATTCATGTAGTCGATACCTGTATCAAAGAATACTACATCATAGTGCATGATTAATTCTTTAAATACTGTATCCCAAAACTCTGAATCTCGTGTAACTTCCTCAAAAGCCATTGGCATAGCGAGATAAAAGTCTACGTTAGCACCAAAGCCATCAGACTTAACTCTGCAATTATGTAGATAGTTAAAGTCCTTATTTCCTGCCTTATATTGCTTATAAAAGCCTGCAAGTGTTGGTGAAATACTACCAATCAAAGCACCTAACTGCCCATCAATAATATCAAAGTCAGCAACTGCAATTCTTTCTGTTGGGTGTGTCATAGCATAATTTTTAACTGTCATAGCACATGTGGTAGTCTTTCCTGAACCACCTTTAGAACTACCAAAAGCAATTGTCCTAGCAGGAGTTTGTTTCTTTTCTCCCACTACATCATCATCGAAACTTAAGATAGAGGTCATAGAAACACTATCAATTCCTTTATTTGTGGCAGAAATATTATCTACAACAAAGTCTAGGCTATCATCAATAGTTAACTGAGGTTCAATCTCTCTCTTATACTCTTCAACTTCGTGTTCATCTTCTTTTTGTTGTTCAACTGTTCTTGTTGGTTCTGGTTGTAAATCTTTCTCAATAAGTTTCTCAACTGCTGGTTCAACTGGCTTTTCTACTGTTGGTTGTGGTTTATCAACCTTATATAGCACAATCTCATCGTTCATTGGGAAATCTAACGCAACATCAACATCTTCCCACTTATAATAGGTAATGTCTAATGAGTCTTTGTAATTACTAAATGCTGTATAGATTTGTTCTGTTAAACAAGCCACATCAACATAGAAATCAGTTTCAACAAACTCTCCCTTATTCAGAAATTCATCTACTGTATAGGTTTCATACTCAAAATCTACTACATCTTTAGGGATACGTTTGTCATTTGTTAAAATAACATACATATTTTTTCTCATCCTTCCTATCTTAATTTAAAGGAGTAGTATTCTTTGTTTCTACTACTCCTCTCATAATATAAATAGCACAACTTCCTAGTGGTTATTCCAATATTTACCTGCAACATATAACTTGTTCTTTGTATCAGCTACCATTCTTCTTACACTGTCAGGAGTAATCTGATAGATTATCAACCCAAGAATAATGAATATAGCAGTACTCATTAGGCCCTTTCCCACCAACTTAGTGAATAGGAATGTAAATACGAATAATCTAGTGCTTGCTGTTAAATAACCCGTTGCATATTCCTTTAATTTATCCAATCCACCAGACAAGCCTCTATTCTCTGCAACTAACTCATATAGAGAGAAGAAAATAAATTGAAGTCCTAAGAAAATTAGTAACATAAAGTTCTTAATCTTCTTAAAAATGATTGGTAAAAAGAAACAACCTAAGATAAGAACGTGCAACATCATTACCATTGACTGTTTTAGGAATTGTGTGTTAGGTTGTCTTGAATCTGTATAGTTTGCAACTTCTGTTCCATCACTGTAAATCTGTGGTGATATATTCATAGTTGCATCCACAATTCTAAATAGGTCTGCATTTAAGTCTGAATTAAAAGCAGTTGTTGTAGCATTTGGAAATACTGGATTCTCTGATATTGTTCTCTCCCCAGAAACATCTTTATAATCTATGTGATATTTTGATTGCACAGAGTATAAGTATGCTCCCCAGTTCTTTACAAATTTACCATTCCCAACAGGTACAGATACATCACCTGTCTTACTAGCACTATCAAAAGTGAATTTTCCTTCTTCTAATGCTTTTATTTGTGACTCTGTGGCATGAGATTGATTATACTTTACACCAACATCTGAGAATTGTGTATATAAGTTCTCATAACTTGTACCAAATTGACCCATTATCCACGGTTCGAAGATTACTGTTTTCCAAATTGCAGCCTCAGTAGCCTTAGATGCCACCGAACTACCGATTACATCATCTTCTTGATATGTTAAGTTGATTGCCTCGTTAAATATCTTATCAACAAAAGTTGTTCCTGCCACAATTACATTACTTAGTGCGGATGGATTATTTCCTAATGTGAAGATAAGTCCAATACTAATAAATGATGCAAATACACGTTGAGCTATCGCCCACGCATGAGTTCTACCATGTATGTACTTGGTTACTAATCCAACAATGTTAATAATGGTAAATATTACACCATAACTTGTGAGTACATATAATAAAGGTACAAATATCTTTCCCCATATTTCTGTACTTGAAATGGTCTTAAATATCTCCATTATACCAACCATAGGTGCATCACTCATCAACAGTGTAATGAATGAAGTTAATACCTTAGCAACAGATAACCAGAACTCTCCTGCAACAAAGGAATATCCATCAAATCTATTATTTGATAATGCGAATACTCTTGCATCTGTTTTTCCATCTGTTATCTCTTGTTGTGTCAATACTCTAGGTCTATCGTCATATACATTTGCACTTAAATATCTATCGCTTTGATAAAATAATGTATCACCAAGCGAAACATCATCAGTACTTCCATCTTTTAAAGTACTGTATATGTGGTCTGCCAATCCAACAGTTTGTGTAACTTCACCTAAATATCTGTAATAGTGTACATCAGAACCGAACAATTCATACAAACTGTACTTATTCTTACTCTCACCACCATTAAGTGATTTATAGATTTCGGTAGATGCAACATTTGCAAATTTATCCCCAATATGTCCTATATCAAACATGAATCCACTGTTCTGAGTCATCTTAATAACCGGACTAATTAAGTCTTGAACAATACTTCTATCTTCTGGTTCATTAGTTGGATTTACAGCAGTAGTATTAGCAAGTTTTAATACTTTCTCACCATATTTTCTATCGCCTGTATCTCCATGGAAACGGTTATACCAATCTAGTGCCAGTTCTCGTCTCTTTCCTGCGTTATGGGTATTACCCTCTACATTAATCATGAAATCATTTGTAGCATCATCTACATTTGTATAATCTGTTTTAGCATAAGTATCTATGATATAATCTGCTTTACCATCAATGTAGCCTTTATCATCTGTTTTAGTTAGCATATAAGCGAGTTGTGCTTTCATGTCATACCACTTTAGCCCATGTGATTCCGCCCACAAGACAAGTCTACTTGCTCTAGGTCCTGTAAATTGAATTAACCCTATACCAACAATATATTTTCCATCTACACCTAAATATGCCTTAGAGTTGATTGTATGACCATTAGAACCAGTAACACTTTGAACTGTATTCCCAAAGTTATCACTACTTCCTGATATGCCCCAACCACTCTTGATATAACTTTGCACTAAATCATTTCTGAAATATGCACTTAGGTCTTTAAAGGCTTGTGATTTCTTCGAACCATTAGCATCACCATATTCACCATAAATACCCTCAATAGAAGTGGGGTCAGCACTTGATTCAGCAAATATGTTGCCTAACATACCTGCGGCAGCATAGTCACTCATACCAAGTGCTTTACACACACTCCAAATTCTGTATGCGTTTGACCCTCTTGTAACTGGTTCATCCTCTATATTTGTAGAGTAGTTTGCACTAACAGAAAAAGTAGGTAATAAGAGGAACATTACCATAAAAACACTAAATATTCTAGTCAGTATCTTCTTCACGTATCATCTTACCACCTTTCTTCTTTCTTCTTCCACCAATCTTCTTGTATTCAAGAGGTTCGCCACTATCCTTTTGCATATTCTGAATGTTTGTAATCTTGTTATGTTTCAATGTTTCAAGACTTTGATTAATCTTCTTAGATTCAGCACTTGATAATGGAGATTTATTATCTTCATCTTTCTCTGATTGTACCTGTTCTGTCTCTGTATCTGATAAATTCCATGACGATATAGCATTACTTGCTTGCTTATCTTCAGGAGAAGATTCAAATCCTAATTCCTTAGAACGTTCAACATCTTCTTTCCACTGTTTATACAACTTAGTATATCTCTTATCGTTTGGATACTTAGGTGTGCCGTCTGGATAGAATAATACTTCTCTGAGTTTAGCACGGTCATTCATATCCTCGTTTGTTAAGTCTAAACCAAGTCTTTCGGCAGTACGTTCCATTTCTTCATCTTCAAGTCTATCTCTTCTCTCTCTTAGTACAACCTTCATATTTAATAATGCCTTTAATGGTACAAGTGTCTTAGGGAAGTACTTATTTGTACTCCATGTTAAGATAATTGCTCTTGTAGTCATAAAGATACCAAGTTGTATTAGAATAGCAACCATTCCAGTAACATATCCATTAATATATACAATTAATGCTGAATATGTCCCTAACAATATCATTGCAAGTAATGGACTAAGAGTATCAGAAATAATGTCTAACCATGACCTATTTCTAGTCTTTTCCATGATTGTAATAAAGACAAACGTATATATTCTATACCACAACCAGAAGAATGTTAGTAACTTAATTAACGAAATAAAGAATACATTTAAAATACCAATAAACTTTGAAATAATATCAAAGAATCCATGTTGGAACTTACCGTTATAGTTCTCATTTTGTGCAACCGTTACCTTAATATTACCATTAGATAATCTTTCGTAATTAACTCTTGGTGCATTAAAGTGGTCTACTACTCTATATGCGTTGTTATTAATAACTCCACCATTAACCAGTTTTCCACTACTATCCGCTACACTATAAATTGAATTACTATCTCCATGATAACTAAATGCATCTGCTAAAACCACAGACCAATGTTGTACATCTCTATCTGCTATTCTTGGTCTATACATTCCAACTTCTTCTGTATCGAATTTCTTAATATACTGTTCTTTATCTAAAATACCATATCCTGTGTTGTAAGTACTCCATAAGTCTAAGTATGGAAGATAGTAAGTAACTCCACTTGGATTATCTCCAAACATGTAGGATAACTCATGTTGTTGTTCCATACTAATCTTTTCACCAAAATTCATAACAGTATCTAAGGTTTTCTTGGTTGTATCCCATGTCTTTTGAGGATTTATCATAACATTTGCTACAAAACCAACTTCTAATACTGCTACAAGGAATACAGCAATTATCTTAGTAAATCTGCCAGTTTTAAAGAACTCAATCGCATATTTAACAATTCTTGTAATCGTTAAAAATAGCACTACCAAATAGAATAAGGTTGCAAATCCATTTGTAAACATATCTACAGGACTAAGTCCAATTGTATCTAAGAAATCAAAGTTGATTAGTGTTTGGAAGAACACACTTAATTCCGTTATTCTTCCACCTAGGTCTACTAATATACCCTGTAACTTAATATAGTTGTTAAAGTTAAATGAAGGAGTAAACCTAGTAATTAAGCTACCAAACATACTATCCTTATATAACTTAACTCTAGGGTCTTTTATAGTGAAAGATTGTCTATCAATACCTGACATTGTATCAATATCAAAAGGCATTACCCTACTATCTACTGAGTTAGATACTTTAATATCTACTCCGACAGACTTGGCATTTAACTTCATAATCAGTGTTAGATTAGATAATACTTCATTATAATATCCACCACAGTAGTCTTGCAATTTCTGTAGGATTTTAATAGTATCTTCTCTAGTTAGAGTTTTCTTATCCTTTGTAATCTCATATACACCACTTAATACATAAGCATGAGCAGTTGAGATTGTAGCAGGAGAATCCTTACCTAATCTAGTGGTCTTACAAGCACCTACTTCATCACTATTGATTAAACACTGTCTGTATGAGTCATCTTTGTTAAACTTTGCAATAAAAGCATCGTATTGTTCTTTACTCTTGGTTGCATCTTCATACTTTTGCACTATCTGTGCGAGTAATCCATCTGATTTCTTAGTAACTTTTAAACCGGTGTAATCAGGTAAAGTATCATCCTTATCTTTTAATGCTCTGTTTAATGTTTCTTCATCAGACCACTGTTTAGGGTATTTATCAGAATACTTATCTCTCCACTTTGCAAACATCTGAATATATGTTTGGCTTGGTTCTACTAATTCCCCATCCCCAAACAATGCCATGTTAGCAGAATTATATGTACTACCCTCTAACTTATCTACAACAGATTTAGCATACTTGTAAGCCTCCTCACCTTCTAAATGAGTATTAGCATCTACATCTAATGATAAGTTCTCTATGATACTCTTAGCATTTGTAACTGTTTCATTTGAAACATATTCTTTTCTAAATTCTTCTGGGGAACTAAACTGACTTGTAGAAATAAAGTCCTGGAAATATGGAATCCAATTATCTTTAAAGAAGTTAATTACATTCTCCGAATTTGACCCATAACCATGATTGTAGTAATTAATAGTATTAAATTGTTCATTACTTGGCACATCAATAAAACTTCCCCCAAATAATGCTGTAATACCTTTCATAACCACAGGGATAATACCGTCTGGCACAAGTCCATCTGAACTCATGTAAGCCTTTGGATATTCTCCTAAATAGGTATAATTAGGTATCTTGAACCCATATCTACTAATAATATCATCTGAGATACCAACTGGAACTAACCATTGAGTATCCTCTACTTTATATGTTTGATTTGTATAACCATCACCAATATTTGATATTACTTTATTAAGTGCTAATGCTTGTAAGTTTGGAACATTATAATATCCTTTTATATATGTATTACCATCTTCTCCTACATATTCTTTTAACACTGTAAACGTACTTGTTTTAGATAACCACTCTAATGCATTTGCTACATTAGATAACTTGAAGGTAAATAATTCTTTTAAGTTTTCACTACTTGCAATATAATACTCACCACTATTATCCGTCTGTGAGTATTCTGGCTTTCTTTCTTCTCTCTCGGAAGTATCTAAAGTTCCATTATTTGAATCGCCAGAACTAATAGTATCATCTGCCAGTACTCTTTTTGGTAGTAATGTTATTAATACTAGAAAACAGAAGATACTCAATAGTATCTTACTAAATTTATTATTTTTCATTTTTTGAGTATCCCCCTAATCTTTTCTCTATCTACAAAGCGTTTCAAACTTTTCGCTTACTTTGGTAACACAGTTGCCCCACTCTTTGTGTAAGTTCTCTATCTCAACAGCTTCTTCCTCAGTTAGATATACCATTTTATGTATATCTTCTCTGCAATTAGAGATAAAACATACAATCTCGCCATTATATTCACCTAGTTCAAAGTGAGTAAAACCAATCTCCATATTTATAGTTGTCTTAATGTATCTATCTAATGTATCTACATCAATTATGTTGGATAGTGAGTTGATTAAAGTAATACTAGAATCATAAATCTTTCTAAGTTCGATAAAACAATCATCAATATCTTGTTGAATCCTACTAAACCTAGTTAAGAACTCGTCACTTGTTCCACAGTGTATTACAGTCTTATTGTGAAAAACATTAGAAATATCACAATATAACCTAATATCATATCCTGTATCGGTGTGTTCAAACAGCACACCTACATCTCCAAGTGCATTATAACAAGCAGGAACTTTACTGTTTTCTGCTACATACTCTTCGGCGTTCATTAACATATTATCAATCTCCTATAAATATGCCTCTATTACTTCATTTTCACTATAACCATTTGTGCTTTGCCAATCATGTTTCCAGCCCATTTCTCTATCTGCCAACTTAAATCCTAACAAACTGAAATATTTAGAAACATAATTTGCTTGTCGTTTATGTTCCTTATAATAGATAAAACGAACCTTATTACCTGCAAAGTAATGAATACAGAAAGACAATAACTTAATTAAATCTTTCTTACTGGTTACATAGATATAATCAATCATAACAGTATTGATACCATTCACCTGAACAAAGTGAAAAGTAATGAAACTATCTTTTCTATATACAGTGTACCCAGTTAAGTTAATATTCTTATGGTAGTTTTTACCATTTTCTCTATTAATTAACTTCTGTAATTCTCGTCTTTTTAAATCCACAATTACACATCCTCTCTTATATAAAAGAAAGAACAGGTAGTTACTCCTGTTCCTCTTCTTCCTCTTCTACTCGATACTTAAATGGTGAAACATCATTAGGGTAATTTACATAATCATCTACCATTGAATCAATATGTCTCATTACTCGTTCACCATCTAAACCCTCATTACCATTTGAATATAACTTGTACTGGTCTGATTTAAAGAAATCTACACACTCATCAAGTAATTTTTGGCAATTACTAACCCCAGTAGCAGTATTCTTCCCTTTTGCTAACTTTCTCTTGCACACAAAGTAATCTTCACATGCCTTTAAGATAACCGCACTTGCTAATTCACCACAAGCTTCTACTTCCGAAATAAATCTCATTATTTATTGTCCTCTCTTACAATTCTTCTAAGAACTTTCTTAATTCTTTAGGGTTAGTGTAGTTGTCCATATAATGTCTACCTGCACTATTTGTTAAGAAATAAGTATTTACTCGTTCTTTCATGTCAGGATTCTCTTCTAAGAACTCACAGATTACCTTATCTGTTTCTAAAGTTCTTTCCTCATGTCCTAGATAACCAAAAACAATTCCACGTTCAAGATACTTATGTGTTTCCTTAGTTAGATACTTTTCCAATAGACCATAATAATCTTCAGGATTCATATTATCATAATCCTTTGTATAAGTGATATACCCCTTATCCTTACGAGTACTATACTCTTGTTCCTTAGTTGCCTTATAATGTTTGTTAAGCATTGAATTTAAGTATTCTTGTGTAGCATTATCCGTCTTTTTGGCTTCTCTATCATACTCAGATAGGTAACTTCTGCCATAAGTGCAACGAACTAATTTACCATCAATATTCTGTATGTTTTGTTTTTCTTCTTCAGCTGCAATCTCATTAAATGCATCGTCATCTAATTCAAAGTATAGCCACTTGTCATCTGAGGTATAGGAATATTCCCCAAAACTATATCTAACACATTGTATATTTAACATCTTTAATTTCTCCTTGTTAGTTAATCTCTGTATAAATTATTTAACAAATCACTTAACTTGTTATACTCTTCTAACACTTCTTTGATTTTGTCCAATAATTCTCTTTCTGTGTTTAGTGTATATCTAACAACACCTACTGTACTCACACCCTCATCTGCCCTGAACTGCCCACTATGAGTTAAGAGGTAACAATCTACCTCTGGACACTTCTCAACCTCAAAAAATACATAGATATATGGTTTGAAGTAGATTATAAATGAAAATGAGTACACATTAAATGGGTCTTGTATTATGCTTATACCATTAAATTGTTCACGTATTTTATCCTTTAAGTTATTCATATATTTCCTCTGTATCTTCTAATGGAATATGAGATGAGTATAATAAAGTTTTTACATCACCAACGTCTGTACGCAATTCTAAATAGAATTTAACATAAACACAATCAGTTAATTTTACTCCCTCAGAATAAATATAAGGCATCGAATATTTATCAATAGCCTTTAATACTTCGCTATTACAATAAGCATTTCTTCCACCAATAAAGTTTGGAACAACATCTATAAAAGGTATCCCGTATGTCTCTCCAACTTCTTCTATTAGATTTTCCATTCTCTCTATATTTTTAATTGTGAATCTTGCCATGACACTATTACCCCCTAATCTAAATATTTTAATTCTTCTACAATTCCATCCACATCATAGAATCTGTATTTAAAATCGTTATAAATATTTTCCACGATGTCTATAACTTTCTCATAATTAGATTCACTAACAATACCATGAAGTAATGTCTTTTCATCACTAAAGAACAATCCTTTTGACAATACAATCTTAATTAAGTTAGTTTCTTCTTCAAATGATATAACCAACTTAATACCACTAGCTAGAATTACTGTTCTTGGACTACCAAACAAGTCATTCAGTTCTCCAATAAATTCTTCTTTCCAAGCCTTTGTACTACGAGGAATTGAATACTCTTCAAAGTCCTCAAAATTGCTTTCTAGGTCGGTGTCAAGTTCCACTAATCTTGAAATTGTATTGGATATATCCTTCATAATTTCCTTAACAGTTTCATTGGTGTATTTATCTTCAAAGACTGGTATATACTTATTATTATATACTAATTTCTCGGAAACAATAACTATCTGTTCATCGTCAACTGTATCTCCACTTATTTCAAACCTCAGATATACTTCTGTTTTTGTGACAGCAGTATTAAAGTTAAGTTCAAAACCATTACAATATATATATCTAAAATTTCAATACCAAAATCTGTATTCTGAATTAACTCATGTAATTCTCTTACTTGACTCATATAATATCCTACGACTTTCTACTTCTTCATTATATAAATAGCACAACTTCCTATCTTCCCTATATAATCATGTTAGAAAGACTTTCTAAGTGATAGAATCTACTCTTAGCGCTATTAAATTCTTTTCTAATGGCAGATAGCACGTTATTATAATTGTTGTCACATACTACGCCTACCAACAGAGCCTTACTATTATCTGGTTGTGTTGTTTGTGCAACTTCAACGGAGAATGCCTTTGTATTCTCATTAAACTTTACAATAAAGTCTACTCCAATTAGATGAACAACTAAGGTTTCAGTTCCATCTACATCAAAATCCTTAAAAATGTTGATTAGTCCATTCTTAAAGATTTCCACCCAATCTACACTAGATGCAAGCATAATATTAGTTTCTAATTTAGAGATTTCACTGCCGATAATGTTGCCAACAGCACAAGTACCAGAAATAATATCGGATACTTGCTTAATAGCACCTTTATTTTCTTTCCAGATGCCATCCGCCATAGTATATGAATCATCTCCATAACATAAGCGCACTACCACAAAGGTATATACTCCACATTCCATGGATACCTCTAAGAATAACCCATTTTGACATTTAGATGTAACTAACTTTACTCCACGTTGCCCGTAATCAGAAAGTTCAACTATATCTAAGTCGAAGGTAGTCTTGTTAAGTAGGTTTCGTAATTCTTCCAGTCTATCTTCCCATTCCATGTTTATCTCTCCCCTACATTATTTAATGCAGTTATAACATCAATTATATCAAAGAATTTATTTTTAAACTCCTTATAAATCGCTTTAACAGTGGCTAAAACATCTTTATAATTTGTCTCACTCACAAACTCTTGCACTAAAATCTTTTCCTCTGGGAAAGCTGTTCCCTTACGTAGCACTACTTTAATTAGATTAGATTCTTCCTCAAAAAATATACCTAACATAACAGAACAAGCCCAAAGTGTTGTTTTAGTTCCACCAAATGCCTTTGTTAGTTTATTAATAAAGTCCTGTTTCCAGTTGCTAGGAGTTTGTGGAATGGTGTAATCACTAAAACTTTTAAAATTCTTAGTCATTACCTTACTCATCTCATCCATTTCTGAAAGTGTGTCTGTTATGTCCTGAACAAGTCTAGTCATATTGTCAACATAGTACGATTTTTGAGGAAGAGTAGTACATTCACCGTTATGATACAGTTTTTTAGTTACAATAAACTTACTATCATGTTTTTCTATCCTTACTGTTAAATTATTAATAATGAATAATTTGAAGCTGTTTCAAATGTAATCAGTCCCCAATCATCACACGTCAAATTATGTAACTCATATATCACATCAGATTCACAGATGAGATTATATAATTTGGTTGTTTTATTCATAATACCTACTTTCTTCTACTTCCTAAGATAAATTTCTTACCGCATGTTACACACTTACCGAGAAAAGAACCACTTCTACTTTGAACTAGTTCTGACCCACAAGTGCATTTAACTTCCTTTAACCTATTAGCCATAAACTCATTTATTTTGTCTGAATTGTTCTTTCGTTTAACTGGATTTAAAAGACCTAAAGCCTTTAAGGTTTTCTTGTACTCTTTCTCTATCCATTTTCCTTCAGGTTCAAGATGTAGACCATCTCCCATCATATCACCAAGACGAACTAATCTATCTTCCAACATATTCTCATCCATACAATTGACCTCTCTAACTTCAATAGATAAATAGGATAACTTTTGTGGTCTAATATCCGAAATCAAGTAGTTGTTCTGCTATCCCATTAATATCATAGAATCTATATCTAAAATCACTATGAATCCTATCAAGGATACTTAGAACTTCCCTGTAATTACTTCCATCTACATTTTCTTGTAAAAGTGTCTTATTTTCCTGAAATAGTTCGGTGCGTTTTAATGTAACGCTAAACAAGTCTGTATGCTCATCAAAGCATATCACCAATTTAATACCACAAGATTGAAGGATAGTTTTAGTTTCTCCAAACCGATTGGTTAATTCCTTCATAAACACTTGTTTCCAATCAACTGTGCTAGGAACTGAGTATTTCTCAAAATCGTTAAATCTCTTGTTAGAGAAATCAGAAAACTCTATTAGTCTTAAAAGTGTGTCAGACAAATTAGCGATAAGTTCAGTTTTAAGTTTAATACCATATTCCACTTTGGATAGAGGAATTTTTATATCCTCGTATCCTACAGAATTATATACAATATATTGGTTACTGTCAAATAATATTTTACCACTTAGATATGTTCCACAAGATGTATTATTTGTTCTAAAGCTGATTTCTGAATCTGAACGTGATATTTCTACTAATTTATGACCAAAATCAGATTCCTTAATTAAATCATATAAATCTTTTATTTCTTTCATTACAACCCCTCCTCGATAATGTTCCGCATCCAATATGAATAGAATATAGTACCATCATTAAGATAAGAAAGAAGAGTAGAGACATACTTCTCCATATTCTTATCTATTTTCTCTAAGATATAATCCTCATCACCAGATACAACACTCTTTGTATTAAGGTTAATTAATACATACTCATCATCAACATTATAATGAGAAGATTTCTTAACAGCCTTAATTGCCTTAATAAAATCTCCATTATAGTACCAACTAAAAGTATAAGACTCGTTAGTATCTATAATATATGAGGTTTCTCTAATACCCTGCAGTTCACCTAAAATATGTTTCCAAGTTTCAATGTTAATAGTACTCATAGGTACTTTTAACTTATACTTACTCATACTCTTCAAAGACTCCCTCTAGACCATCACTTAACTCTAACCTTCCATCATCCAACTCTTTCATAAAAATAGTTAAAGCAGTTCTAAAATGAATGGATAGAACAGATAAGATTAACTTCTCATCCCCAGATAAAATAAGACTATGATGTTTGTCATATAGAACATATTTATCCTTCACACTATATTGAGGAGATTTACTTACTACTGCTAACAAACCCATAATATCACAATTAAATTCCTCTGTAAAGAAATATTCATCATTTTCTGCAATTACATATCCAAAATGATTCCCCACCCTTAAAGCATCAAATATTTTTGTCCATTGATAGAAGTTAATCTTCTCTACTGGAATCCTCAATCTATACTTACTCATCTTCTTTACTAATTATATTTCTTAATAGGTGTGATACTTCAAAATCTTCATTTTCTAAGTGTTCTATGTAACAAGATATTGCCTCTTTAAAATCTGGGGATAACACCTCTAAAATTGACTTCTCATCTCCAGATATAAGACTATGATTGAACCCATCCTCTAACACATATTCATCATCTATATCATAATGTGTAGAAGTAGTAACTAAATGCATTAAAGGTAATATACTAACCGCATACCAATCTTCAAGTTCATATTCATCATTCTTTAAAATCTTATAATAAAAATCACCATAACTCCTTAAAGTTTCAAATACTTCTCCCCACTGTTCGAAAGTTATTTTCTCTACAGGAACTTTTAATTTATACATAGTATTCCTCCTATCTCCAACGAGTCAGACTTGGAAAATCTGCTAGATACAGACATACCGCAGGTTTAAAATCTGCATCTTCGATAGCCACATCTCTTAAATTAATTCGATAATTTGCAAATTTAGAGGTTGCTAATGCACGAGTACTTCTAAACACCTTAATCGTTCCATCAGAATATGTGTTAATTGCAAAACGTCTAACATCATATTTATCTGCCTCTTGTTCAACAAATTCTCTAACAGTCATGTACTTATCCACTTTATCACCCATTTTATTCTCCTATTTTAATTCTTTTTTAATTTATTTTATTTCCCGTAACCAAAGATAAAATATCTGAGGCTTAATTTCATAGTTTTTCAACCAAAGGTCTTACGGTTAACCTATTCCACTACCCATAAATCATTTTCAGCAACCTAAAGTTGCTCTTTAGCAAATAATACTATTGGAAATAGTTTCTAATTTTATTGTGTCGTAAAGGGAAATGCTAGTCTGACTTGCGACTAATACATCTATATACGACAGCAGCTATGCTTAAATCTGGTCCTGAAATCCCTGTCCACGTCTGGCGATTACAAAAGATGCCCCAGTATGGACATTCAGTTTCATCTTCGAACAGTACTTCTTACTCGCAATCCAACTAGTCCATGCTGGATTTACTTTTACTACATCTACACCATGTCTAGCAGCACATGACTCGATACTCTCAATAAACTCTCGATAGGCTAGGGAATGAATCATGTTGTTATACTTTTTATCTTGTTTTGTTTCTGTTGTTGCTTTCTGAGTACTAAAATTAAGATTTTCTACACAAATATCTTTTGTTTTATCCCTCGCCAATTTTACTACCATGTTTGCAATAGATTGGAAATCTGTTTTTGTGGCATCTCCGCGTTTAAAGCGGTAAGGAATAAAATCAGTATAAACCATGTTCCCATGCTTGTTGGTTTCTGCTAGGGTAACGAATCCTTTATTAAAATCAAGACCAATTGTTCCCAACTCTTTAGATGTTCTAATCTCACTCTGACACATATCAAAAGTACAGTACAAATAGTACCTTTCACCCCTCTTTAGAATCTTATAATATAGTGGACTTGTTCTATTCTTTAGTATCCTAACTATTTCTTTCTTGTAGTTATTGAAATATACTGAACCAAGTACATATTTTACTTCTGCGTTTTTATTTTCCCCAAAATCTTTACGGAGTTTAATGTAGAATTGATTAGTACGTTTATCGTAAGTTAATTGTAACATCTTGTTACAACATTTATCAACCCTACATCCTCCATAGGATATTTGACTGTCTCTCTGTAATATAAACTTATCATGGTCTTGCTTAAGAAGTTTCTTTGTGCCAAAACAGATTTTATATCTACCACTCTCAATTTGATAGTTCAAGTTATAAAGGGCGTGTTTCAGTTTGTTAAGTTTATTCTTTTTTGCAACCAACTTTCGTTTCAGATTTCTGTGCCGTTGTAAGTTTACGGAATTACCCTTTCTTAGATTCTGACAATTTACATCTTTTTTATTCTGGATTTTGGGAAGTACAGTATTTTCAATATGATAAATCTTCTTCTCAAGTTGAGATTTTTCATATTTTTTTAATTCTTTAATAGCACTTAACTTAGTTTGTGCCTCAATAATAATTGAGTTTGCAGTACGTTGTAGGATGTCATACTTATTTTGGAGGTACGTATTGTACACAGAACTATTAAAATTATTAGAATTTCTGATTGCATAAAAAGTTTCCCTCAATGCCTCTGAATAAGTAGATAAAACACTCTCAACATATTTAATAATCTGCGGATTGTTTTTAGCATGAAGTTGCGTTATTACCGTAACCTTACGTTTTTTGTTTGAGATTGATTTCATAACAAAATTACCTCCTTTTCTATTTTATTTATTTTTAATTTCCATTTAATTTTCATGTAAATTATTTCATTGTTAAGTTTCCGACCAATTTCACAAGTTTTAACCTGATATGTTTATCACTTTTTGCTTGTTTTTTGAAAATACTTGTTCAGATTGAGGGGGGTCAT